TCCATCCACGTTTCTAGTGTTGGGCAGTTAGTTCCTGTAGTAATAAACACTACAGATTCAAAACTTACTTTATCCTCTACAATATCTCGGATACAGCGGCTGGCTGAAAAACCAATTTTTTTAATCACGTTTCGCTCCTTATACATTACTAATATTATATGTTCAAATGGTAAATGTGTCAAGTATAAAATGCTTAAATACTGGTATGATTAAACCAAAAACACAAGACGCGATCGCCAAAAGTCTTGAAAAATTAAAAACAGAAGGCAACTACAGAGTATTTACGGACATACTGCGCCAGCGTGGAGATTTTCCACGTGCAATTTGGTATGGTCGTTATAATATCAAACAAATTACAAACTGGTGCTCAAATGACTATTTGGGCATGGGTCAGCATAAAGTAGTACTAGATGCTATGCACACAGTTTTAGATACTGCGGGTGCAGGATCCGGAGGAACACGTAATATTTCGGGTACTACCCATTATCACGTTGCTTTAGAAAACGAACTAGCCAAATTACATGATAAAACAAGTGCTCTTACATTTACTAGCGGCTACGTTGCTAACCAAAGTACGCTTTCTGTGTTAGGTCTAGTATTGCCAAACGTGCATTATATCAGCGACAAACACAATCACAATTCAATGATTGTAGGTATTAAATCAAGTAAAGTTCCACGTACAGTTTGGGAACACAACGATTTGAAACACTTAAAACAAATATTGGAAAGCATGGAAGATGGCGCACAGCCTATCATCGCACTGGAAGGTGTTTACTCGATGGATGGAGATAAGGGCCGTGTTGCAGATGTTTGTGAACTAGCTAGAAAATATGGTGCTATGGTTTATGTCGACGAAGTCCACGCGGTTGGCCTTTACGGCAACCGCGGAGCTGGGGTCGCAGAAGAACAGCATTGTGTTGATGGTGTAGATATTATACAAGGTACACTTGCTAAGGCATTTGGTGTACAAGGTGGATATATTGCGGCGGGGCGTGATCTAATAGATATGGTTCGCTCTTATGCACAGGGTTTAATCTTTTCAACATCAATGGCTCCTGTACTATGTGCCGGTGCTCTTGCTAGTGTTAAGTACGTTCAAGATCATCCAGCACTGCGTACTAGGATTATGGATGTAGCAGAAATGACTAGACAGCATTTGAAAGATGCAGGATTAGAAGTGAACCCATTATCAGAAGGCGGACACATTGTTCCTGTTATGGTACGTGACGCTAAGAAGTGTAAAGCTATTAGTGATTGGTTATTGGATGAAAAAGGAATTTACGTACAGCCCATAAATTACCCCACTGTTCCGTGGGGTACTGAGCGACTACGCTTTACACCTACTCCTAATCATACAGAAGCAGATATCTACTATCTAGCCGAAAGTCTTAAAGAAGCCTTTAACGTCTTTTCACAGACTTCTTAGCAGGACGCCTAGGAGGTTTAGGATCCTCCATCAATCGCCGCAAGTGTTCTAATTGTTTTTGACGCTTGCGGTTTTTTACGGCGTCCTTTAATTTCTTAAGCACTCTTACCTAACTTACGATAAACAGTCTGAACACCTTTGGCTTGACGAATAGCATCAAACAATGCATTGTGTTGCTCTGCACTTTTTTCCATCTCTGGGTCAGCTAGGTCAAACAATGTACGTGTATCACGACAACGCCAAAACTCCCAAGGCGGAGTACGATTAACTTGACGATACATATCTTCCAAAATCATCAAATCAAATACAGCCCCGTGGCTCCAAAACTTATCACAACCCCAAGCAAACTTATGGAACTGAGAGATCGCATCTTCAAAACTGATACGGCCATCAGGACTGAATGCTTCTTCCATTACTTCGGGATTTTGTTTAGCCCACCAATCCAATGTATTAGGATCAATGTCACGACCTAATTTGTCTTGATCATCCAAATCGATCTTAAAGTAAAGTTCGTCATAGATGTCATTACTAAAAGGATCAAAAGTTACTGCACCAAGAGTTAATACAACAGTACGTGGGGTTACGGCCATTGTTTCCAAGTCGACCATTAGATGTTTTTTTGCCATGATATGTGCCTTGTTAATTAATACATTAATTATAGCAGATATTTTGGTAAATGTCAATACATTTTTGGGGGAAGTTGCTGATCTCTTAGGTGGCGTTTCCAACGTGCTTTGGCCGCACCTTTTTTGCGTTTGCGCTCTGTAGTAGGTTTTTCGTAACTCTGTCGTTTTAGGACTTCTTGCAATAGTCCAGATTCGTCGACTTTCTTTTTGAATTTACGTAGGGCAGAGTTGAAATTGTCTCCTACTTCTACATGGCAACCTTTATGTTGTTTTTTATTATTTGGATGGCTCATCTTCTAGTTATTAACTATTCTGTTAATTACTTATCACTATTAAACAATTTTATTAAAAAATCTGTAACACTTTCAACGTACCCACCGTTTAAATGCTCTAAAACTGATCGTAAATCTGGGTTTTCGGTGTGCCAGAACACATTAGGGCGAGAAACTATATAGCTAGATAGTACATTAGTCATTCCGTCATCGCTGTCCAAATTAATGTATTTGTAGTCGCTTCTAGCCAAAGCATAAAATAACCATTCTACATTAGGTTCGCCCTGATATGTATACAGGTTTAGATCCTCTGGTAATTTGTTGTCTTTTAGCCACACACTTACTTCTTTTTGTTCTTCATCAGAGATACTTAAAAATAACAAACTCAGATTACCATTTTCGTAGAAATCCGGAGGTGTTATTAGCGTCAATTTACTTTCCATTGTTTTCCTGTTTTTTCTGTTCTAGCGTATTAAGATACTCTTCTTCGCTGACAGTTTGAGTTTTTGCGACTACGTTCATCCATTTATTAGATTCTGCTTGCTCTTCGTTTTGGACATAGGTCTTTTCATTAGGTTTGATATGCGGAGGAGCCGCACCCTCATGATACATCTGTCCTTCTACTACTATGTATCCGGGAGCATTTATAATCTCAGCAACTGGTAACTCTGGCTTTAATGGGATCACCATAGTGCCTGCATCGTCATGCACGATGATTTTATCTTGTTCGTGAGTAAATGTTGTATTAGTAGGGGGCTCTGGCCAATCGGCTTCGCTGTCCTCGTCTAACACTTTATAATCTACTACCGGAGGATCGTTTTTCAAACCAATGTAGTAGGATTTTTCTTGCTCTTTTGTCAACGTGTTGAACGCTTCATCCTCTTCTGGTGTAGTTTCTTCAGACGGTGTAACAGTTGTATAGGTGAAGCTAGGACCTGTTTGAATCCATTCACCTGTTGTGGGATCTTTGACCCCTTCAAACGCTTCTTTTATAACAGGCTCTTGTTCCTCGGCGGTAGGTTTATCACCAACATCTGCTACATAAGGATCAGGTGTATCTTCTTTCAATTCTTTTTGTTCTTTAGCCCATGCAAAACTATATTGGCTAGCTAACAATAGCACAACAGCCAATGGATCTAATACTATAACGATTAAAATAGTAATCCATGTTACGGCACGTTCTAACATATTAGCATCTGGAGAGCTACCGTAGACTAATGCCGCGATATATTTTATCGGGCCAACGTCCGCTTCAACTTTTCGAACTTCTGCACGAATAGGTGCGGCTTCGTCGTTAAGTTGGCTAATGATCTTCTGGTTGGCTTCAATGTCTTTGGAAAGAGCAATGCGATCCCTTTGTTGGCTTTTACGTATAGAATTGGATTTGTCCGCACCTTTTTCGTCCTGGGATCGTGCCATAACTTGGTCCACAGCTTCATCCATTTGTTTAAGTTGCTTGCGGTCACTTTCAATATTTTCTTTTGCCGTTTTAATTTTCTCATCATATATTGATATCCTTGATTGTACGTCGCCGGAAACTAGACTTTGATCTGAGTGAGCTTTACTTAAGAATCCAAAAACGCCAATGCTTGTAATCAACATCAGTACTGCTATAGCAGGCATCATATAGGCTTTAAGGAATACAGGAGCACGTTCCCAATTTTGTTTGAGCCAAACAGTAAGACTCAGCTTACCCAACTCAATTACTACACCCATGATCACAATGGGAATGACCATAGCAGGATAGATCGCGACCAATCCTTCTACGGAATAATAAATGGCTATGGCACTAATTAATAGGCCTGATAGCAGAGTTAAGTAACCGACTAGCATAATATCCCTTATTTATTTGTAAAACTGCCACCCATTTGATCCAACTTGTTGACAAGCACGTTCTTGATAATACTGAGACTTGCCCTTGATAACAACTTCAGTTTGGAACACCCTACAAAATCCATCACCGATTGGATACGTATACACCACACGAACATGTCCATTGGCCGCATTATATTTTGACCACCAATCCACGATCTCGCCGTTTTGAGTGTTGTTTAGAGCAACAGCTACAGCTCGTATCAGGAGTTGTTCGTCCTCCGGTTCTAGACTATTGCCCCAACCCCAAGCAAATGCTTGAGTACTACAGAGCAATAAACTAATTATTAACCACTTCCCAGCGGCCGTCAAATTTTTGGCAAGCGAGTCCACGTTGTTGCACCATGTTTCCATTTAGGTTAATATAATAAATGTATTCACCACAATTTTTAGCAATACCTGCTTGTTTGATAGTGATACGATCTAACTGATTATCAGTACACACCATAACATCCTTAGTACGCTGGCCCTGAGGCGTTGATACTGTTTCACTTCGCAGATTACACATCTGTTCTGTGGGCGGTCTGTTAGGTGTTGAACTGCACCCCGATAACAAAGCAATAAGAGCAAACATTAGGACAATAGATATCCACATGATCTCTTTTACACGATAAGGATGCATCACTGCACCTTTTTAGCGTCAAATGCCGAAGCCAATGTTTGCACATCTTTTTGGCTAATCTTCAACATAACAAACGCACGGTAATTACCTTGCTCTGGATTGTAGGTTACAACCTTCTGATCGACTCCGTAAGTGCGAAGTACATTATCTGTGATCTTGTTCACAATAACATCACTAGCATGTCCTTTGCCGATTGGATTAGCTGGATTGCCGGATTCTGTATAACTGATCGAAGTTGTATTTGACAACTCGCCTGCTACACGATCTGCAATTTTAGCTTTGGCCTTGAGTGTTGCTTTCTTAACAGCCATCTCCATGCTTGGGCTTACGTCTTCGGCAACTGCATAATACATGCCTTGGCGATCCCAAATCCATCCTTCATTACCTTTGTCTGCGTGATCCAAATACCAACTAGGTACCTGTTTCTCTTTGACGTTTTCGGTTTTCAATGTAGTCATGCCCGAACAAGCTGTAAGAGCAACTACGATTGGAACTAACATAAACTTCTTCATACTACCTCCTGTGTGTGTTGATGTATAATTGTAACACGGTTTTACCTGTGTGTCAACCATTATCGTCTCATTTTGGAAATATCAACTGCTTGTTCGTCCGAGAATACCGGAACAGCATTTGACTTGTGCATAGTAGCAATACCCAAAACTTTAGTTCCTGTGTAGACTTTTGGAGCCGGAAGTGTTGCATTCCCGCCACCCGAATCTCTACTAGGAATATGGGCTGTGGTATTACGACCTTCAGGAATCTTCAAACTATACCCGGTACTAGTTAAGTTACCAGCACTCATAGCACGTTTGCGTTTCTTTTCTTCCTGTTCGATACCCTGTCGTTTGAGCAGTTCTTTCCACGCACGATCAGCTTCTTCAGCCTTACGCTTGTGTTCGGCACTGGCCCATTTTACCTTGCCTCTTTTCTTGCCTGTAGTGGATAACCACGGGCCTTCCAAATGCATACTCATATATCACACTCTATAAAAATAAATGTAATGAATAAAGCCAAAATCCAATGGCCTGTAAGTATAAGAACGATTGGTACTAGCCAAGCCATATTATACTGTTACAGTTTCGGTTTCTGGAATCGCAACGTGTACTTCACGCAATGATAATACTTGTTCAACCAATTTCTTGTTTAAACCAGTAAAACGAGCGATAGTACCGTCTGGCATGATTTTAAGCGATCCTGCGACTACCCAAATCTGTTTACCACTTACATCGATGCCGGCTAACTTGCGGACAACACCATTAACGATGCCTTGCGGAGTAACCTTACCAATATTCCAGTAGTAGGTACCGGCATTACCAGACCAAATTTGCTCATCGCTACTATTAGCCTTACAAAACTTCTTAACTGCATTAATCGTAATATCTGCGTTCATAATGAACCTCCTTTGATTATACTACAGTAACTATTATATGGTTTTATCTGTAATAAGTCAATACCTAATTTTACCAAAATAGTTTAGGTAAATACCTCGGGAGGATATGCTATGTCCAAAATACTATCAATTTTATTAGTAACATCTACTGTAGCAGGTTGTGCTTGGATAACACCAACAGCACCATTTGATTCAGCGGAATATAACACTATAAACAGGATCTATACAGATGCAGAGTGGTATAAAGCAGAATGTGACGATCAGATTAAAACCAAACAAAACTTCTTTAATCTAGAAAGAGAAACGAGACTTTTGGTAAACTACAGTAAAGATCTGCCTAACAATGACAGCACGATTGTTATGACGCAGAATTTGGATAAGGTAGTTGGAGAAGCATATAAGGCTTACCAAAACAATGAAACCCGCACTAAATTTTATTGTACTTTGAAATTAAATGCAATCGAAGAAGCCGCTGGAACAATTAAATCAGCAGTAGCACAACGTAGGAGACCATAATGGACCCAATTCAGCAATTAACACAATTAATGGGCTATCCGGCAGTGAGCGGACGTAGCCAGCAGGCAGTTCAAATAGCGCAGGCTATACAGGCTAATCAAATTACTAGACAAGAAGCCGCAGAGTTATTGGAAGATTTAAAAACTCAAAATCAAATAGAAGGTCAGGCAAACACTCTGCAAGAGCATCTTGCTTTTGATCAAGCTGTTTCTGGTTTGATTATGTTGGTAAGCGCAACGGCTTAAGCGCCGTAGAGTTTTTTACGCTTGTCGAGAAGTTCTTGGCATGTAATACAACGTGTTACACCCTTGATTGCTTCTCTTCGAGCTTGTGGAATATCTTCTCCACAATCTTCACATTCTTCCAGACTAGGTTGTTCTGCTTGCTTTTCTAGCTTGCGTCGAACATCTGCCACAGCGTTCATGTGTAAGTGAATAGAATGAAGTTGAGCCATTTCGGCTTCTTCTTCGTTATTATATTCAAAATCATCTTTGTTGTTCATAGCAGATCGATATTAAAGTTTATAAGTGCATTATTGTATATGAAAACTTTAATTTTGTCAACCCCAGCGTTGTTTATAAACATTTAATGCTTTCATCCTAGCCAACGCTAATCTTATTTTCACATAGTCACTGAGTTCTGTATTGCGTACTATTTCAATACGGTTACGATTTCGACCAAATACTATATCATCGTCTACTATCAGTTCTTCTGGATCAGTCGGCGGGTTTATCGCTATCGTCGATTTTAATCGTAGTTTTGGTTTTCCATGGGCCCGAACGTTTTTGGTCACATGCCGCGTCTGGGCAACGACAGGAATAGACATATTCGCCATCCCATTTTGAGCCTTTATCATCAAAGCTATAGTGATTAAAATCAAAAACCTTTTCATTCCTAGTCCTCATTAGCATAATTCCCTCCTTAGGGTGCATATACTAATAACGCCTAAGGAGAGGGTTTAGTTGACAAAAGAAAAGCACCCGAAGATGCTTTCTGCTATTTTGGATGACAAGGTATAACTACCTCGCAAGAGCGGTTTCTTAGGCCGCTAATTCGAACGCGAAGTCGTTGCTAGCAACTTCTTCTACGCTGAAAGTCTTGAATTCAAATGTGTTTGCATTTGTATAATTTGCTTGATTTACAGTCATCGCCTACTGTGTTGCCGTCTCTACTATCTCGCCACGTCGAAGCCAATACAGGCCCATCAAAAGTGTACCAGCCTGGCCAGCTTTCGTATCGAATACTATACGATACACTTTTGGTGGACCTGCCGGGAGTCGAACCCGGGTCCGCAACGCCTTCGCTTTGAAGGAATTACAACAATAACTTTAATTATACTATCTTTTGACGAGCCCGTCAAGACCTACTCTCGCCTAATAATAATCTGGAATTGCTATGCAACTACGCTTAACGGATAATATTATTTAACGCTTTGCAGGCGTGAATATCATCATTAGACTGTAAGAACCGGGCTTATCAATACTTGGACTCCATTTGGATCCATTAGTAACACTACTACCACTAGGGTTATTATTGTTAACAGTTTTACCGCCTTGATTTCCACCGCAGAATTGCAATGTACTGCCTAAATTTGCATATACAAAATTAACGTGACTACCTTTGGGATTTCCGTAATCCCAAATGGAAATATCCCCGGGACTGGCTGATTGCCAATTGGTTGCAGTTGTGCCACGCTGATATTTTACAGTACCGCCCCATTTACTTGGATTGGCATAAATCGATGCTACTCCTAAATCTTGTGTATATTTGTAACCAGTATTTTTTAATGTAAAATTAACAAAGCCTGCACACCATGGAGTTTTTTCATCTTGTGCCCAAGTACCACAACCTAGATCTTTGAATATACCTACGATATTTTGATTTCCACCAGGACCTAACGGTGCGGCACCTCTAGTCCAAGTTGCGGCTTCTGCTAGCCTTGCATCAAGGAAGGCTTTAATATCGCCATTAGTTTGAACAACAGTACCTGGAGGTGCGCTTGTTATAGCCGGTGCATCTGTGTCTGGCAATGCAACTGAAGCAGGTTGATCTCCGCTTACAGTTGTTGTGCTTCCCGGATTGGATGGTTTATCTAATGGAGTTAATTCCGGAACGGACATCGCTAAAGTGATGCTAGGATTATTTCCGTTCATCGATGGCTCACCGTACAATACTACCTTTTGTCCGTTGATAATAACGTTAGGACTTTTGTAGAGATCATGAACGCCAGGATCACTACTTAATCGTTGTATGCTACTGCTTATCCATGGGGTTGCCATATCTATTCCTTGTTAAACTATTATTTAACCAGGGCGATTCCGGTAGTGCCTTCCATATACTGATCGGCCGCATCTTTCTTGCTTGGAACAACAAAAAATACGTGATTGCGCTGTAGTGTAATCTTTTCTGAATTACCTAAAAATACCCAAGGAATCATGCCTAATCCGCCCTGACCCATAGTAAGTGCTAGAGGACGACTGATTGTAACACTATCTTTATCCTCACTTTCAAAACGTGCAATGATTTCATCACCGTTGATAATTTTAATACTGACAACGTCTCCGTTGCTCAAACCTTTGTTAATTAACATAATTTCCCTGTTCGTCTATTTCTTGCCAACTATAATCGCCTAGGTATTTTACCTGGGCTATATAATCGTAGTTTTCTGGTTTACCAGTGGACCAATCATTTGGTCCATGATGTGTTAGTATAGTACATTTATGCCTTGTGTCCCATGCTAACCAATATATTTGACCATGGGCTACTTGGAACTGATATTTGGCTTCGTGTACTGCATCTGTAATTTCTAGTCTGCGCTTAATGCCAGCCGCTTGTTTTTGTAGAACAGCTACCAGTTCCATTATACGATTGTATTCTTGTTGCCCGTGTAGTCTAGCAATATTGACCATTAGGTCTTTTTGCTTTTCTACAGGAATTAGATCAAATGCAGGACCGCCTACTTCTGTAGGGTAAGGTGTTACATTCCTATTAAAAAATGCAACTAATCCTGTACTAGTTGAATCGTAGCTATTACGACCTTTGGCTAGGTTGGACATATTCCCCTACCATTGGAAATACTTCCGAAATTACTTTTGCACAGGCTATAGCAACTTCTTGGTGTTCTTTTTGTGTACCGTTGGCACTACGTAATTCAATAAAGTGTACCCATGAGCGTAGGGTGCCGTTCATGTATATACGGCTTTCAATTAGACCTTCTGGTAATACAGCTCTTGCTTGTTCTTTAGCTATGCCACGACTGACAGCCCATTCGTAGGTTTCTCTTGACTTAGCAATGATATCTCTTTGTAAGTTTTCCCACTGATATGCGATCTGGCGGTGCATATCATCTTCGAGGTTGAGATCTCTTGAATTTTGTCTGTTGGTTGTGTCTTGCAGTCTTGCTTCTCTTGTGACAAAGTTAAGGTCTTTAGTAGGGTCTGCGTATCGCTGAGAAAATTCTTGAAAGCTAAAAGATCTATGTCTGAGGATCTGTCGGGCAATATCACGGGTAGTTGTGATTTCGATACAGGCTGAGACCATTTCGAGTGGACTCCAGTGCTGGTGCTTGACCAAGTATCGTATGAGTTTCTCCGATGTTTCGGTGTTAAGTTGATTGGAGGGATTGCTGACACGGGCGCAATAGGCAATGAGCTCTTGTGCGTCATTAATTCCCACGCTTGCAAATTCTTCAGTTGGCTGGCTGTAACTAAGTAGTCGAACATTCATTTATTTTTACTTTCTGGTTATATGCTGTGCTATGTTGTTTATGTTATCTTTTCTGCGAGTGTTCTCACGTTCTAGATAGGAAATTTTACCTGCTAGGATTTTAACAACTCTTTCGAGTTCGTTGATGCGTTTTTCTAGTTTTTCAATTTGTGGATCTTTAGGAGTCATTTGAATCTTTTGGAAGCTCGCATAGTGCTTCTAACATTTTGTAATGATTGTAGGCTTTTTTAAGTGCCTCGAAGTGTTCTAGCTTATCAGGATCAGGTACAAGTATAGCAAGGCGTTTGTTAATATCTTCGAGTGTTTTAGTAATACTAATACCTTTGATCGTTACATCGCCATCGAAGTTAGCTTCGCCTGTTACCTGTAGACTTGATTGGGCATCGTTAGCAGTAATATTACTCCAACTGTATCCGCCGGCACCACTTCCATATATTAAACCACTACCACTAGATCCGCCGTTGCTAATCGTTATATTTCCATATGATGAAGTTGAATAGTTTCCCATGACTGAAGAAACACTAGCACCGTATGACGACAAGTCGGACATGTCTATGGCCATAGTGCTGGCATATTCAGTTCCACCTACTGTGATAGTGTTGCCACTATTATTAGGATCATTTAGTGTCAAAGTATCGTTTGAGTTCTGTGAATCCACCGATTAATTCCTCATCTAAGAATATTTGTGGAACTGTACGAGCAGTTGGAACTGCTTCTAATAGTTCTTCTTTAGTGTAGCCATCTCCAATTTTCTTTTCTTCAAATGGAATGTTACGCTGTTTTAATAATGCCTTTGCTTGGTCGCAATATGGGCAGTTGTATTTGCTCCAGACTGTTGCTTTCATTTATAACTCCGGTAATTCATCATAACTAACACTATCGCTCATTACCCCAATGACGTAGTTAGTAGATTCGTTTTCTTGTAATGCTGTTTGTTTCTTGTTGATATTTACGTGTTTGTTAAACCATGGGATTGGACTCTGGCGAGGATGTTCTTCTAGGTACTTGATACCAATTTCTTTTAATCTAGTAAACGCTGTATAATCTACGAAATCTTTTAGGATCTGTGCATTAAGTCCAATAACAACACCCTTGCTGAATAGATAGTCTGCCCATGCTTTTTCTTCATGTATAACATCTAAGTACATTTGATATACTTCTTGTTCGCAATCAATCTTAGCCTGTGCAAAACGTTCATCTTCTTTAACAACTTGCATAATTAGGAAAGCTGTCCATTCTGCATGTAAGATTTCATCTTGTAGGATCAAGCTGATAATATTACCATTACCAATATATATCTTATTTTCTACCATGGCTAAACTTGTAGCAAAGCTAACCATAAAGCGGAACGCTTCTAGTGCATAGCTAGCATTTAGAGCTAACCAAATAGCTTTGACATGTTCTGCTTCATTAATATCGCCGTCCATTTCTTTCTGGCAGTTGATTCTGTGTAGTTGTTCGTAGTACCTGCCGATATTTGCGGCCATATCTACGATTTCTTTAGTATCGTGTATCTTGTTGAATTCTTCTTTAGGTACACCGTAGACGTTGCGAATAATGTGCGAGTAAGATTTTGAGTGAATATTTGTTTCAAAGAAACTCCAATTACTGACCAATGCTTCAAGTTCTGGAATCGATATAACTGGGCTGAAAACCTGTGATGGTGCACGACCTTGAATACTGTCTAGTGCTGTTTGACGCAATAGATTACTAGTAAAAATATGTTTAACAGCATCAGATGCTTCTTTATGATCAATTTTATCTTTGGTTAAACTAATTTCTTCCGGTACCCAAAAGAAACCACGTGCTGTTTCTTCATACTTGGCAATCTTAGGATATTTTACTTCTTCGAATCGTTGGACTGTAACTGGACCTTCTGGATCCAGAAACATCTTTCTTTTGAGGTAATTAGTCTGACGACTAATGTCGTATTGTGCTTTGCTCATGTTAACCTTTTATAATTTACAACTTTCACAATCGTCATCTAATGCTTCGTAAAGCACAGCGTTGTCTGCGGTGATAATACCAGTAGCATGACCGTTCACACCAATTGTATTAGTGCTGGTTCCAGCCATTGATGCTTTCGCACCAACTTTGTTGATTAGACTATAGTATATAGTCTTGATGCCCCACTTGTAGGCTAACATTAGATTCTTAGCAATCAATGTTCCAGGAACTTTACCTTCTGCAAAATGCGCAGGATTATAAAATGTGTTAGTTGATAGACTTTGATCAATATAAGCCGCAAGTACAGCCGCGGTTTTCAAATAACCATCACAGTCTTTTTGATCCCACATTAGTTGGTAACGATTTTTTAGACGTTTGTATTCTGGTACTACCTGTACGAACGATCCTGCTTTTGATTCCTTAACAGAAATCATTTCCATTGGCATTTCAATACCGTTGGTAGAATTTAAAACAACAGAACTAGATTCAACTGGTGCTACAGCCATAAGTGTAGCATTTCTAATTCCATATTGCAACATATTTTTGCGTAGACTTTCCCAATCCATACTTGGAGTAAAATCAGTTAATTCATTTACTCCAGCATTTCTACGTTCCCAGGGAAATACGCCTTTACCATAATAAGTGTATTGACTACGTCCGCATGGGCCCTTCTCTTGGGCAAGCTCTACACTCATTTCAGTTAGGAAATATGCCTGATGTTCCATCCAGCGTTTGACTTCGGCCAGGGCGTCAGTTTCGCCGTATTTCAAACTACGTTTAGCATGCCAGTAAGCTAGGTTAGTAATACCAACGCCTAATGGTTCAAAATCTTCATTAGCAAGTTTACTTTGAATACTTAGGAAATCTTGATAGCTCAGCAAGTTACTTAAACTACGAACTAGTACACGGCATGCTTTACGCATCTGTTGTGGGTTGTTGAACGCTCCCCAATTTATGCTTCCAAGTGTACATAGGGCAATACGTCCGTTAGGGTCTTCAATTCTTTGAAAAGGTCGTGTAGGCAATAGTATTTCTTGACACAAGTTGCTTTGATATATCGGATCGGTCTTTGTATCGAACGGACCTTGATTGATGACGTTGTCGATATTGACAAGGTAAATTCTTCCTGTATCTGTACGTTCTTTTAAAATACCGTTCTTGAAGATATCCTCTGCTGATACAACTTTCTTTTTAATTGTTGGATGCTTCTCGTAATTTAGATATAACTTTTCAAATTCTGCAGAGTCGCGATAGTATGCTTGGTATAAGTCTGGAACTTCTGCGGGATTAAACAAAGTAATGTTTTCGCCTTTACGATAGCGATTCCAAAACATCTTATTGACTACGATACTGTAATCCATTTGACGAACACGAACTTCCTCAGTACCTTGATTATTTTTCAATACGATAAAGTCTTCAAACTGCGCATGCCAAACAGGTAGTGTAACTGTGCATGATGCATTTCGGATACCACCTTGCGAGCATGATCTTAAATCAGCGAACCACTTCTTTAGAAATGGGATTAGACCAGTGTGTTTTATTTCTCCATTCCTAATAGGGGCGCCTAAAGGACGTATACGACCAATCTCTAATCCAATGCCAGCACGTTTACTAGCGTACTTGGCCATCATCTCGCCGGCGGCGAAGATTGAATCTAATGTGTCGTCACTACTAATAAGAACACACGAACTAAATTGTTTAGTAGGTGTGCCAAGACCGGCCAACACAGGAGTAGCAAGAGTAAAGTGACCATCACTCGCACATTCGTAGTATTCTTTGACATATTTTAACCTCTTATCTGCGGGCTCATTATGAAATGCTGTCGCGGCCGCAATAGCATAACGTATCTGCGGTGTTTCATAAATTTGACCAGTGGCACGATTCTGTACCAAATACTTTTCAGCCAACTGGGCGATAGCCGCGTAAGTATATTCTTCGTCCTTGGCATGATCGATAAACAAATCGATAATGTTCCATTCATCCTCGGTATACCACTCTAGAAGTTCTGGAGTGTACATGTTTAGTTCTACATTCTTTTTAACTATGTCGTATAGTTTTGGTGGAGTATATGTTCCATATACTTCCTTGCGTAGCATCGATACCTTCTGGCGTCCTGCTACGTATTGATAATTTACATTGTTGATTTCTGGATTTTCTTCTTCGTCGATTAAATCTACCATCGCTTTTAATAGTAGTTCGTCAATCGTTTCTGTCGTCATTCCATCGTGTAATTCTATTTGAGCCTTGATCTCAATCATTGACGGGCTTACCCCATCTACTCCCTTGCATCCAAATGCAACTTGTCTTTGTATTTTTGCTATGTCTAGAGGCACTCTTTCGCCACTACGCTTGACAACTGTGATCATGCTTCACCTATTCTTTTTGTTATTATTTTGAAATTCTGTATACTGGAGTTGATATTTACCTAGGCCTGGTTAAGGTGACCATATTTTCAAGCCTGTATAAACTCGGTACATTATCAGCACTAATCACTTCGCCGTCGGAAAAATTCAAAACTACAGTTTCATCTATATACACTATATTATAGAGCCTATTGTGTTCATCGTCAACTAGGGTTTTGATTGTGATTGCGGAATCTTTAAAACGATCTGTATATAGCAGACTGTAGCCCATCATCACACTTAAGGTAAAATCATCATACTTATTTTCTACTATGATTTCCCAAGGAGTTGGCCAACTTACTGGATAGAATGGATCTATTTTTGCATTGTAGGGAATTAAAGGAGCCTGTTTCCAAAAAACAGCAACTTCTTTTAGTGGATTCTTGGATAACTCGAGTGAGTTCCTGAAATCAGCCCAATGGGATAACCGGTTGTCCGGATCGGCGTTGAACATTGTTAATACAACTGATAGTATTCGAATTCTAGATAGGTTTGTGTATACGGAACCAAAGCACTGATAGTCAATGCACTAGATGATGTTGTTATAGTAGCTGTAAAAACTATTTGTCCATCATTGGCACCTATGTATGTATATGTGTCTGTTACTGCAGGACCATTGCTGTTGCAGGTCACTAATAGATCGCCACGTCTAGTAACACTAGCTTGTGTGGCAATATATGATAATTTTATAGATTGATCTGTTGGAGTCTTAGCCACAGTTAATACTGGTTGAAATGTTAAGATCGACGGATTAAGAGTCGCAGTAACAGGAGCTCTACTTTGTATGTAAGCAGGACTCATAACAGTAGGTAAGTATGCTGTTGCTGTATTAGTTACAGTATTATATTCATCTGTTCTAAAGAAATAATCATTGAAGCTGGTATTGTTTGGAGTATAATATCCTAGCACTTCATAGCTCTGCGAAGCTTCAGTTGTTAATCTATTACCGCAATTAAAATATTCATTGTTGGTACTGTTAATGAAAGAAGGTGTATTGTTTGTATTTGTTCCTACGAATACTGCTTGCTCATAGATATTCTCAAATCTATTGTTTTGAATAAACACGTGTTGTGGACCAACGCTAACAGGAACAGAGTACGCAGGCACGTTTGGCCAGCTTCCGTATCCGCCTGCTCTGTAGTCAAAGAAATCAATACCAATGGTTAGATTTCGAAACTGACTATTAGAAATATAAATTTCACTGCTGTCGTATTTTGAAACAATAGCTGTACTTAATTTCTCAAATATACAGTTATTGATTTTAAGATTCTTAGTAGTAGTCGCTCCAAGTCCTCGTATTTCGATTCCTGCTACGCCAGGTAGTGATGCCGGAGGAGTTGTATTTGCGCCTTCAAATTTTACATTAGATATTTTAGAATCTAAAACACAGTCGGCTTCGATTAATCCTTGTTCTCCAACTTCTGCTAATGCCGATGCATATCCGATAGTCATACCATCGATTGAAATTTCTTGAGGTTGGTAACGACCGCCTTGTATGCTACTAGCGTTCCATGTTGTTAATACACCTGGTTGGCTAGCACTTAGTCCGCAAAATTGCATGACAGCGGTACCAGTGGTTAGTTGTTGTATGATTGTTTTATCAATACCATCGCCTATGATTGTTGCGTATGGAGGAATAAACAATGTGCCTGTTATTAGATATGTACCTGCGGGAATTCTTAGAGGTTTACGACTAGATGGATTGTTGGCATCAGTATTTGCATACAACTGACTGATAGCTTGTTGCAGAGCTTTAGTATCATCAGTTGCGCCATCACCCACTGCGCCAAAATCGTTGGCTGTAACACTATCATCTAGTTTAGATTGTAGGGTTCGAATAACAGGAAAATTCGTAGGTCCTGTTTGTATAATTGGGTTGTTCTTTTCGTATTGATAAGATTCTAGGCTGAACAGATTACCATTGGCAATGCTGTTAATAGTTAAAATTTCAGTGTTACCTACAGTTGGAGCACCATCACCGCCGGCTGTAGGACTAGCTGTACTACCGTTACCAATATATAGTTTTTGTACGTCAGTTGACCAGGCAAATTCACCTGCTGATAAGGTAGGTACACCTGTAACTAACTCTTGTCCTCTACGGACCTGTATTTTGGAAATCTGTAAAACGGCCATGAATATATCCTCGTTGTACGGATATTTATCTTATTACCAGCCGCGCCATCTAGAGGTCAAATAGGGTAGTTCAACTTGAGCAAGTTTTTCGTTAGGAGCACAGATCATGTTTTGTCCATCATCTGTGATAAACCAATGGCTATAGTCGGGTGCGATTTCATTAACTAGAGCTTTTATAGTTTCGTGTATATAAGAGCCTTGGCAGTTATTGTATTCTACCCATAACCACGGACGATGCGCTCTAATAGTTTGGGCACCGCCGTGTATAGCTTGTGGTTCGTACCCCTCTACGTCCAACTTAATAAAATCAACTTTAGGTAGGTTTAAACTATCTATAGTAACCATTTGGGTTAGATTAGGGTTGGTATAATCATATTCCGGAACTTGTGAATCTACAGCAACAGATCCATAATCATCTACTTCTTTATAGTTTACATCTGGCATGCGGACAACACCCGTAACGTCACCTAATGCTTGATTATAGATATGTACGTTGTATAGGTCGTTGATAGCGACTGTTCCAGCAAGTGCATAAAACAGACGTTTTTGAGCCTCAAATGAAATTATTTTTGCTGATTTTGACTCTAATCTGCGTGATAATGGCACAGTTACAAAGCCAATGTTTGCACCTCCATCAATGATTACAGCGTCATCTGGAAGACTATCTATGATTAGATACATACGCTCTAACTCTTCTTCGATGTGAGTCTTGCCTGTAGTTTCTAATGCTTCGCCTTGGAACTTGCAGTATTGATTTACTACAAACTGTCCATAGTCACTGTTGTATATTTTAAAGTCGCTCATATTTCTAAATACTCTCCATCTGGTCCTGGATGGCCACCATCTGGTTCTACACCATAATTAGCGTGTACAAATATTTTTTCAACTGAGTTATCTTCGATTCCTAGTTTATGGAATTCTTCTTTGACAATATAAAATGCAGTAGCACCCCATTGATCAACTCCGTAAAGTTCGTATCCTTTTTCGTTAGCCATCTTAGTGATGCTAGCAAGGCTTGATCCCATATAGCGAGTGCCGTTCCATACATAGTCTGACTTGTAAGGAGGTACTGCTAGTGTCGGAGGAACTTTGATTCCGTTGTATTCAATAAACACTACCCTAGGTTTATAATCAAGGGCTTTCCATAACCAGTAGTCCATACCGTCAACGTCGATACTCAAGAAATCAAACTCTTTGGGAACTTCTCCTTGTGCAAATAACTGATTGATATTTTCTGCTGTAATGAAGCCTTTGACGACTTTAACAGGATACTCCATACAATTAAAAACTATTTGATGATACTGTTTTTCATCTGCTTCTAAGTATGTGGCTTTCCAACCTTGTTTTCTTACTAGATTTACTGTATGATCGCTCACTGCGTCATACACACCAAACTCAACACAATATTTGTTGGTGGTGCCTATCTTTGCAAAAACGTCATCGATATTTGGAATTAAACTATAGCTCATATTATTTTGTGATGTTGTAATATTCTTCTACTTTACTTAACCATTTGTCTTGATACTGGTTAAAGTCTTTGGGCAATAAGTCGAACTGTTGATAAATTAAATCTCTACTACACATAAAGATATGTCCTTCTCGGATATCAGTTCCGTAGACTTCATTGTGAGCCAAAATGTAAGCAACCAACTGTAAGTAGTAATCTTCAACCCATTCTGCTTTTTTAGGTTTGTTAGTTTGTTTGTAATCGCATACGCTAGGATTATCTTTATAAACAGCAACTAAGTCTGTTGTTCCAGAATACAGTCCTGGAAAGTATAAACTCTGTTCCATTGCCCACACTTCGCTGATATCTACGATAGCTTGGCCGATGATAACGTCTGCCATCTTGTGTGCTTGATCATGCACAAGATTTCCGCCCGGTTGACGTTCTAGTCCTGCAAGGAATCTTTCTAGATTGCCATGCATACTTGTGCCCACCCCAGCGGCTTCTTTAGTAATTTGATTTGCTTTTTCATGTCCGACACGGTCGCGCCATTCATTAATGGCTGTCATGTCTTTGGTAGCTGAAAGAATCGTAGTAACGCTGGGAAGACGCTCGCCATCGGGAGTGACGTATACTCGTTTTCTAGTTACTGGATCGTTTACTTGTTTGCAGTTTTTGTATTGAAACCGCTCTACAAATGGCGGTGGTGTTATAAGGTCCATCCCTTATTTTACTTTCTTTATCTATCTTTTGCAACCACGTTGTGGGCCATTTGATCTACTGATTTACCAGCGGATGTATTTGGATTTGTATTTGACTGTTGGTCATCTGCACCAACTTTGGTTTTAAGTTTGATACCTTGGCTATCCCAAGATCTAATAGCGTTCTTTAACTCTTTGTTTTGAGGATCTTTCAATAAACTATCTAACGCATCATAGTTCAATTCGCCGAGTCCTTGCGAATGCATGAATCCCTGTAGTTCGGGATCCTCATAGGACATTTCTAATGGTTGTCCCATTTCATCAGCAGTGCCGATTTTATTGGTAAAAAATACGGCCAGTGAATCTGCGATATCACTGACCGCTTCGAATAAACGCATATTACCTTGTGCCTAAAATCTTCATTAAACGATCGCCACGGTAGATACTTTCACGTATCATTGACTCACGCATTTCACGTGATGTAGCCGCATCAGCTGTAGCAAATTCATCTTCGCCGCCCATATCCATTTCTGGACCTTCTTCACCTGGCATACCTGGCATTGGTTCTTCCATACCTGACTCTGGAGGCATACCCATTGGCTCTGCACCTGCTTCTTCGTTGGCTAAGTTAGTAACTGCACCGCTGATTGTTTCACGTGCTTGACGTAGAGCTTCTTGTGCTTGTTGTAGTGCACCTTCAACTGTGCTCTTGAAAGCTTCAGCCATCTCTGGACCAAAGTTTGCTTTGATGCTGTCTGACAATTCAATCATAGACTTAGTCTGATATTGACCAACACGTTGCATCCAACTTGTAAAGTCATTAACCATATCGATACCTGCTGTAACGTCTTTGGCTTTTTCTTCTTGGTCTTCGTTGATCATACGAACAACAGTTTGAACTAGGCTTTCTTTAACTTTCTTCTTGCCAATTGCCTTGCTAACTGCGGCACGGCGATTTTTTAAATACTTGTCAGACTTAGTGTTTTTCTTACCATCATTGTCGATATCATCATCTTCTTGGCCAACTGGATCAAGAGCTTCTGTTTTTGCTTTCTTCTTGTTAAGATCATTTTTACCTTTACCATCTGCCGCAAACGCAGGAACCTTCTTACCATTAACTGTCTTCATTGGTAATTTGCCTTCGCTCATAGTGCCTTCCCACATACCGGAGCACTCGTATGGCATACCATTGTTTAGCTTTGGATGAGTATGGTGGCAACCGCCTTTGCCTGTTGTGATTGTACCACCACACTTTTCACATTCAGCTTTGTGATGCATAGCTACTTCTAACATACCATTGTGATATGCTTCTGCACATTTTTGTGCATGGTAGTGAGCCATGTGATGACCTTCCATACCTTCATTTGTTGTTGTTTTTTTATTCATTTTTTTACCCTTGGCGATGTTTGTAGCGACGGCATACATTTCTTCCTTACCGCCTTTGAATTTTTGACCTTTTAATTTCTTAACAGTCTTTTCTCTCTTAGCTTTTTCTGCAGAACTTAGTTTACGCTCTGCAATAGTTGATTTTAATTCAGCAATACTTTCACCTAACATTTCTTTAATCTTTTGATTAAGCATATTCAACATATACTTGTCACGTTGATAAACATCGTCATTTAACAAAGAGTTAAAGTTGGCTTGTGTTTCAGCATGATATGTCTTGCTACGTAATAGATTGCGATAATCTTCTAGTTGCTCTCTGGAGTACTTATCAAAGTTGATTTTGACACCAAATTTTTTGTACATATTCTCATTCAACTGAGCCGCTGTAACTTGTTTAGAAAGGTCGTTTGTGTTCATAATTGTATTCCAAAAATCCGATATTGTATTTATTTCAGTTATTCAATTTATCCTAGCCTGCGGATTTGATTAAACACACTTAATATGCTAGATTTGTATTGATTTTTCTGTTGTTTAGCTAGTTCCGCTTTGATTAGCAACACATCTGCTTTATCTGGATCCTTGCGTTTTATACACATCCTAGCACCATGTAGACTAGATTCTTCATCAAACTTTTTATATCCGAACCATTTGTCTTTTTCTAACAAGTTATGGTCTAATTGTTTTCCCAGTGCTAGGTTATTAGCTGTTATGATAGCAGATTCTGCTAAATTTATGGGTCCGCAAACTTCCTTGTCGTTTTTACGGATATGAAAACCATCATTTTCTCTGACTATGGAATAGTCTCCTACTATGACTGATCCGTCTTTGTTTTTAGAAGGTACGATAAAGCCCTTGCCCTTAAGATCAGTTTTGACCTTAGAGGCTAGATACTTAACGTCTTCAAATAATTTTGGTGTTAGATTCGTCATCTTGTTTCAACATTAATTTCTTACTATCGTTACTTATTTCATAAACTCCCTTGCGTACAAGGGTCTGGGCAATAATACGATCTCTATGATAGAGACTACTTATAGAAATTTCTTTTGGATGACTGTTAACAAACTTGCTTTCTTCGTTTGTTAGAATGATTGATGGGGTCTGTACAAGGTGATGGATTCTCATTATACTGCTCCACCTGTGGTACCTGTGCCACCTGCACTTGATTGAACTTGATTTCTGTCTGCTTGTTGAGCATCTTTTTCAGCTTGCTCTGCATCTTGTTTGGCTTGTAGTTGTTTTAGATTACCTAATGCACCAACAAATGTATCTTTGTTTAATGATATAGGTGACCCTAGTTGTGAACTATCTACTTCAACTGAATCTTTGTTACCTGGACCATTAACACTTTTAACTGTAAGGTTACCAGGTATCTTATCTAGACCAAATGCTTTCTTTAAATCTGGTGGAAGGGCTCCTTGATTTGGAATTCCCATAGCTTTGGTTACTTGATTGATGGGCATGTTAGTAATGCCTTTGGGATTTGATAGGATTTTTGCGCCCTGTGAACCAGCGGCACTAATTGATTTTTGCAAAGTACTTGTTGCAGTTTTTGCGGCTTGGCCTGTCGCTTGACCTACTGCTTTAACACCTTGACCCACTGCTTGTGCACCTTTAGCTAGGCCCTGGCCTACTGCGGCCGCACCTCTTGCTAATCCACCGACTGCGGCTCCAACTGCGGGCAAGAACTCATCGACGCGATCTTCGCTGACTAGCTCGCTAATACGCATTTAGTGTGCCTTTGTAATAATAACAGCTAACAAGCTAAGGATACCACAAATAACGGTACCTGCTGTACCGATGAGAATTTTAACCATGCTGTTGTGGCCAGCTTCTATGGTTGATTGAAGGGTAGTTACTTTACCTTCGATGCTTGTTAAACGTTTGTCTAGTGCATCATATCGTTGAGCGCATAGCTCGACGTGTGCTTCTAGATTTTCTTTTTCTATTGCTGTAGGGTTTGACATCCCATTATCTCCTGGAGTTAGTTTTCTCTAATCTAAACTGTGCCTAAATGAGCCTAATGGTGGTGTTTTTGAATTTTTTATCACTGAGGTCAAATACGGACCTATCTGTATTTATTGTCTCTGTGAGATTTTTAATAATTGGAACTCGGTCCATAGCAGTTAGTAATAGACCCAACTCATCGTCTTCTGTACTAAAAGCACCATCTCTATCGGGATAAAATCTAAAAGTCCACACCCGATGTTTGCCTTTATAATCCGCACCAAACCCTAGACCTTTTATATCTATTTCTTCAAATGTAGGATCGTGATCAAACTCAACTAAGCTTCTTAGCTCAATGCATTGTTTAAGTGTCACCCAATTTCTATACTGATCTGCTTCTACTGGAGTACCTTGATTAGGACGTCTAACATCAGTGTTAGTAATATCAATCAAAGTCTTCAATTCTATCTGTGCCATATATACCTACTTAATTGTTATAGGTATTTATGGTCAAAAAGAAAGGACGTTAAAAAACGTCCTTTCGAGTGGTTTAACTTAATTAAAAATTAAGCGGCCCAAGAAGCGCCTGTGAAACCTGTGTAAGTTGTTGTAGCAACTTGAGCGGCTGTAATACCACCAGCGGCGGCAATAGCGGCTTTCAATGCACCTAGACCAGTTGTAACACCAGAACCGTCAACACCGTCACCTTGGTTTAAGGAAGCGGCATCAAAACCGATGATAACTGTTGAGCTTGATGCTGTATCTGTGTTAGATGGGTTACCGTACATAATTACGGATCCAACTGTTTCAACTGCACGGATCAATTGCTCAAATGCGCTGTTAACTGTACCAGCACCTGTGCCGAAGTCATAAGCGGCTGTTAAAGTTTGAACTTTAACAAATACTGGCTGATAGCCACTGAAAAAACTTGATTTACGACCTGTTAGGTTCAATGAAGAACCGATTTCTGCGGTACCATGTACCTTTGTGATTCCTAATAAAGACATAATAATTCTCCTATTCTCGTATGTCCTAAAACTCCTACTCTGGAGCTTTGGTATACATATTTACCAAATATAGGAAAAACCTAAGGAAATGGATCTAAATTAGACCTCTTTTGATGAATCTTCTATGGATTTTAAGGTGCTAGCATCTTCACGTGTTTCGCGTAACTTACGTATACCGCGTGTGAATTTGGCAGGATCTGCGCCTTTGATGCTGTTTAGCAAACGGCGTTCTAACTCATAGGCCATCTCTGGTTCAAAGTTTTCGCGAATTAGCGTTAGAAGATTAATAGCTGAATTAATAACATGTACAGCACGGGATTCGATTACTGCTTCGGTATCTTTCTTAACTGCAATATCGTTAAGTTCTTCGAGTAAACTACGGGTGTGTCGTTTCACAGTGACTCCTATGTATCGCAATATTTATTGTCAATTAAACATAAGTGTAACATAATAATTGACAATTTACAAGTTCGGTTTAATCTTGTTGTAATAATACTAATGGTAAATACTGAGTAGACAAAAACTACACATACATACAGGAGTCACAAAATGACAACAATATCAATGAAAATGCTTTCTATCCTAGAAAAGCTAGCAGAAATGTTTCCAACACAGAAATATCAAAGCCGTTTGGAACAATATATCAACAGCAAAAACCCAACTAACGCGGCCGATGTAGACTACTGGCAACGTCAATACGAAACTGAAGCAAAGTACTGGGGACGTGGACTATGAAATCTATATTAAAGTCTATTTGGACAGTGTTAGAAGCTGTAGGCCAAGCAAGATATGCCGCACATCTAGCACGTCAAGGCAGAATTGCCGACGCCAAAGCAATCTACGGCGAGTAATATCACGCCCTAAGGCGTAAATACACACACAGGAGGTCTTCTAGATGACTACGAAATTTTCACACGTTAAGGGTTCCGAAGTAGAGTTCAAAGGTGGCGGGCTTCGCGACTTTTTTCTTTACAAGGATCTGGGCGTGGCAGATGCAACCAACGGGCGAGTACTGGCCCATATTACCAAAGCTAACTTGCCACCAGAGGGTTCGGGCGGTACAGGCTGGCATATTCACGTAGCTGAGTTCCAAATCGTTTACATGTTAAAGGGTTGGGCTAAGTTCATGTATGAAGACAAAATCCACCTAGTCGAAGCAGGCGACTGCGTACAGCAACGTCCGGGCATTGTACACTACTTGTACGACTACAGCCCAGACATGGAATACTTGGAAATCATTACACCAGCTGACTACGGTACAGAGCCAGCAGAAGGTCCTTGCGCCATACCCGATCCAACTCCTTGGGAGTAAGTGATGACATTGGTATATATTCACGGTGCCAGTGCCACCAGTGACAGCTTTAACTTTATCAGAAGCAAGATAGGTAAAGGTATAGATCTCAATTACGACAGCCGCAACGGGTTCAAAAACAATCTAGCAGAAATGATAGAGCAGTTGAAGGATGAAAAAGATATGGCATTTATAGCCCATAGTCTGGGAGGTATATATGCACTCCATATTGCCAATGCCATGCCTGATCAAGTAGTAGGTGCAGTTACTCTAAGCACACCTTATGGTGGCGCAGAAGTAGCAGAGTATGCCAAATACTTTTTACCATTTAGCCGTCTAATGCGAGATATCGGTCCTAATAGTTGGGCATTTGAACAAGCGGATAAGATAAAGATACAACATCCCTGGACTAATATTGTAACTGTAAAAGGTCAAAGTCCATTTATGCTAGCCCATAACGATGGGGTAGTGACTATTGCCAGTCAAAAACATCATGAGGATATGGAACTAGTAGAAGTAGACTTTAATCATTATGAAGTTGTTCTAGCAGAACCAGTAGTTAAGATTATTAAAGAACGAACAAAAAAGTTCAGAAAGTAGTTGTATTTTTGCCGTTAGGCATATATAATAGTACATAGGGAAAAAGAAGTACCTATGAAACACAAACATACACACAGGAGAAAAATATGTTTAATTTTGATTCAATCATCGATACCGTTAGCGGTACACAAAAATCTTTCGTAGAGACTTACGTTACAGATAAAAAAGTCCAATCAGAGTTAGTTAAGCTAATCGAAGCTCAAACTAAGTTTGCTAAGACATCTTACAAAAATACATTAGAAGTCACCGAAACAGCCGTTAAGAATTTTAACGATTCTGTTAAGGCATTTAGTCCTAAGAAAGCAGGAGTTTAATATGTCCGATCTAACTCCAAAACTACCAGAAGTTAAATTTAACAAGAACGGTTACGAAATCCGTACAGATATCTTAGATATGGCCAAGGGCTTAGTTAGCGAAGAATTCCACTCTAAATTTAGAGGTTGGGAAATGTCAGTTCAGCGTGATGAAAAGACAGGACAAGTTATTACTAAGGTAGATATGCCAGAGTTTCCAGGACTTGAAAAAGTTTTAGAAACAGCAGAGAAGATGTACGCATTTGTAAACGGCGCAAAAAAATAATACATTTGGCGTAGCCTTTTAAGTTTACTATACTATAATCCGTAAAGCAAAATACCACCCTAGGGTGGTATTTTCTTATCTGCGGTCACTTCAAGAATGGCTCCCAGGGCACGACTCCTACTATTCTTGCCCAGCACCCGGGCACACCAAGTAACGCATAGCGTTCCTAAGGTAGGTGTTAGTTTCCTTGTTCAGGCTCTGGAGCCTTTTCAAGTTTAAATGTAAAGTCATCAAAATTAGTGTTAGGATGACGAGTCAATAATTTGTGTTTGACATCTGCTAGATCGTCAGCTTCGATACGTGCAGACTTACCAGATGCTTTGTGTGTTACTACCCATGTACCTGGACCATCAGCTTCTTTTTCTGGTTCACTAGCCCAACTTAGTGGATAGGTCTTTTGTAGGTCAGCTACATCTTTAGCTACATCATAGCCTCTTCCATTTGTGATTTCTTTACTAGCTTCTTTAATTTCTTCAGCTTTAGCAGTCATAGAGTCACCGATGGCTTTCATCAAGCCTGGGAATAGTTTGCTAAAACGTTCGTCATTCCAATTAGTGTCATGGCGGCGAGTTTGATCAGCATCCACGATTTGACGTGTCTGCGCATGTAACTGCCATTTGCCTTCTGCCTGTTCTATGTTGGTTTTATCTGTAACTGAAATAACAGGACCGTCCGGAGCATAGTTTTGAAACCAACGTAAGCCGGACGATGAACCTGTACAGAAATTGGCTTGATAACCTGCGGAGTTGTTGAATGTATAACAAGCACCATAGTTCATAGGCATAACAACTAGGAAACGTTGATCGTCTACTAAAACAATTTCTTTACGTTCACGTTTATGTTTTTCAATAACTTCTGCGTCTGCGATCTTTCTTAGTTCGTCTCGATACTCTCGCATCTGTACAATACTCTGTATCTGCTTGATGCTTTTGAATTTATTAAAGTCTTGAAATTTTGGTGCTAGTTTACCTCTAACACTTAGAGCTTTCCACGCACCTAAGGCATCACCGCCTTCACCGTTGATATCTTCGAAGTCAGCTTGTCCATTTATATACAAGCGTGTTAACCATTCATCAAACTTGCCGTCTGTAGAAATATTTCCATAGCTTGTATTGGATAATGACTTATCTAATAATTCGCTCCATAATCCTAGTGTCTGTTCGGGAGTAGGTTTAGGACCTAACTTAGCTAAAGCATGTTTAGGCAAAGTACCATCATGAGTCATAGCAATATAAATCTGTTTGACAGTTTTAGGATCTTTAATTTTATTGGCAACGTTTGCTTCAGCAACAACGATACCTTCAAATATTTGTGTAAGTCTCATCCTGAAATTAAACTCCTCTTAAAGAATGCTAATACTGTACCTAATTTTTTTTGGTCGCCGTTAGATAAATCAGCTAGCAACTTCTTAGGCCCGTCGGACTTGGCTGTGGAATAACCTCCACTGCCATATCTGGAACGAGTAATTTCTCCAGTGTCGTCTGGATAGTAATGTGCGGCCGCCATTGATACTGCTGAACTCATTGCAGTTTTAATAAAGTCTGGAGTAGATTCTGTTTCCCCTGATTCAATAGTATCTAATGCACGTTCAAGGAATTTTAGTTGATTAAGTTTGCGTTCAGCTTTTTCAAAAGCATCATTCTTAATCATAGTAGTGACCATACCTTTAGCATCACCTATTGCAAGGGTAACAGCCTTGGCCCACAAGGGACGGAATTTTTTCATTAGGGCATCTTGACTCATTTCTGCTTTAGGAGGTGCCATTTGCTTGCGACTATCTTGCTTGTCGCTTGCATATTTGTTTTCTGTACCTATCCAGTATGAATAGTTTTCCCATTTGCCGCCTAATTTGCCTTGTAGGAAGTCTAGAACATTTCCGCCCTTGGCATCCTCAAATCCTACAGGTTCTTCACCTGTGCTGGCCATTGCGGAATAGTTATTATTTCTAGCACGAATAGCACCTGATCCTTTAGGACCAGTTACTAACACCCAACCTCTAGGCCAACGTCCTTTAAGATCTGACCAAGAAATCTTTTTAATTTGACTAAAGTCTTGATTGTGACTCAACTTGTCTGTGCTGTGTAGTTTTTTAACTACTTGATTAGCGCCAGGATGTTTGCCTATTAGAGATAGAGCAGTACTAGTTTCGTCTAAATCAATAAGAGATTCGCAAAGTTGAGCAAATAATTGATGTGTTGTCGGTTTCATAGAAATATTTATCAGTTACCTAGTCTAGGATGGTTTCGTTCATGCCCTAGTTCACGTGTATTACGTGCATCTACGCTATCCTGCTCGGGCCAACTATAGATATAATCCCCAAATTCGTCACGGACAACAAGCCAACGTATGCCGGCCGCTACGTATTGATGTATATCTGCATCATATCCAGGTATAGATTGTGCAAAATCGATGTTTCCATCTCCTAGATCTTCACCGTGACTACGCAACCATCCTGCTACAGCATTAACTTCTTGACGGCTGTTTGGTCCTTGACCTGCTAGATTAGCGATCATCCAAATATCATCTGTAGGTGTGCTGGTTAAACTGCGGAATAAATGACGACCTAATGTTCGTATACTGCGACTCATGTTGCCGGGTAAGTTTGCTACCTTATGGAAGTTTGGACGTTGTACTCCACCTACGTCTAAAGCATGTCCTGCTATAGTAGGTAGATTTTGGTTGTCTACACGATGTGCTACTTGATTATCTTGCTCGGGTTCTGGATATCCAGGATCATCTGGATCTGCTTCTATATCACGCATGCGATTTAACAAATCTCCCATACGTGGATTATAAGCGCCACCTGCCGCACGTTGAGTGTCTCGCTGACTAGCACGTTGACGAGGGTCTTGTTCTGGATGAGGTTGGTCTTGTTCTGGATGAGGTTCTTCAGGTTCTTCAGGTCTATGTGCTAACGGCTGATCGTCTGATTGTCCAAATAAATTATCAAAGGCGCTAAAGGGATCATGCTCTTTGTCTTGTGTAGGTTTAGGATTGCCCCGTTGATCCTCGGGTTTCTTTTTAGGTTCTGTCATTTCTTTTTAGCCTTTGCTTTACCAGCTTTCATATTAGCTAACCAATGTGCCATACGAGCCTTTTCACCAGATGAGTGTTTGGCTGTGTTACGTAAACTGCTTACTGATGCTTTTGTATTAACTCCACTACGTTTGGCAAGACCTTTACGTCCAGGATGCTTGCCATCTGCGAAGTTTTCTTTTAGGTTACTAATATAGTTTTCACCTAGCATGATTAATTCCTGCATCTCTTCAATACTTTCACAATGCCATTTACGTAATGACTTGTTAATGCGACTATTTGGATCGTGTGCGGTCTTTGCACTAGTGCGGGACTTCTTCATTCCTTTCATTCTAGCGCAAAAACTTTTACGGCGTTTAGCGGATTTACTACCTGCTTTAAGTTCGCTGGGTTTTTTAGTAACGGCTGTTTGTAAGTGACTGCCTGGGTGTTCTCTGCGATAACTATCAACACCTTTCTTATTCAACCCACCATTCTTATTCTTGCCACTTGATTTTTGCCATGCCGCAGATTCTTCTACTTGTTTCTTGATCCAGTTATCCGGAATCAATCTATTGGCTTTAACAAATTCATCGTGTAATTTTTGGCCTGTAATGTTATGTATCTTACATATCTTCTGCATCATAGCATCGATGTTTTCATAATTCATTTCAGTACCGGCTTTCTTGGCCTTTAGTAATGCACGTTCTAATGCGGCAACAGCACCCGACTTTTCTTTACCCTTAGCTGTTAGTGGTTCCATCGATCCGGAATACTTACCTTCATCTAGGTTGATAGCACGTTCTCTAAAATATTGCGGATGTTGTTTGTTGAAGTTACGCATAATAATACCTGCTATTTCATGCGCTTCATTTTCTATAGGACTACCAGTATGTCCGCTTGTAGCATCTAATCTATGTTCTGTGCCTTGTTTGAAATGTACAAGCTCATGTGCTAGAGTGCGGATGATGTCTAACGGATGTCGATCTTCGATACCTACATAGATCCTGTTTTCATCATCAACATATTTGCCAAATGTAGGTTGCTGAGCATCCTCAATGTATTTTACTAGTTTTAAATCAGGTAATACATTTAATTTTAATTCTTTCATTGCCAAGGGCAGAAAGTCACGCATGATTTTTAAAAAATCATTAGATTCGGATTTATGTTCTACTAGTAAATCATTAATTTTCATATGGGAGGCCGGCCATACCGCAACCTAGTCTCGATAGCCCGTTATACAGGGCTGTAAGGATTTCTCGGACGATCTGTGCCGTCGTCGTCAGGATAGACTGGGTATTGGTTTTCATCCATATATTTACCTAGAATTCGCTTCATCCATCATCTGCTGTACATAGGGATATTTAGGAATTCTCTCGATTACACACTCTACTTCGTAAGTGCCTTCTGAATGTATTTCGCACGGAATCGTGTAATCAAACCCTAGATCATTGTCTTGACAGTGACGTAACCGCCATTCTCCCAGGGGTAAACTGTTATGTAGCTCTGTTAATAGCGTACCCGCATGATATAAACGCTTGTGATCGTCATTAAATCTGCTGGGTAAGAAGAATGTTTTTTCGTATAGTTGATAGTGCGGAACTACTATTATTAAAAAACCGCCTGGCTTTAGTACCCTAAACCACTCGTGCAGGGCTGTTGAAAAATCTTCTATGTGTTCTAAGCAGTGACTAGAATATACAGCATCTTGTGTTTTATCTTCAAAAGGCAAATGTATTCCGTCATACCCGGGATATCCTAAATCGATGCCCTTAGCATTAGGCACTATACCTAATTCTGTTTCCCATTCGCCTGATCCTCGATGTCCTATTTCAAGTATCTTGTCTCCGCTTAGATACTTGTCCATAAAGCCGCTGTAGATCTTAGCGGCATAGGTCTTTAGGCTTTCTGCGCCTACTTTACGTTTTGCATTCCACGCCATTGCTTTACCTTTTTGTTATACGAATATTTAATCGTAGAAATGCCGGCAATGCCGGCATTCTGATAGCTAAGTTAAACTATATTAATCAACTGATGCGTTGGCACCGCAAAGTTTACGTTTTGCATTTGTTAAAGCACCAAAGTCTACTGGCCATTCTTTGCCTGGAGCAAGTTCTTGTGCGTTGCCTGGCATAGCAAACTTAACACCGGCTTGTTGTTCGATCTGTGCGATTGGTAAACGGAACTTGGTCAAGTCGTTGCCTAGGTTAGGATATGGAGCAACGTGTGGGAACCACCAACCTGCTACAGCACCTGTGTTTTGATCAACTACGATCTTGTAGAAAGCGTGTGGTACAACTACACCAGCACCAATCTTCTTGTCTTGTGCATTATAAACACCGCCTGAGATAACATTGAAGTTATGACCGCCTTGGAATGCCCAACCACGTACTGAAGTTTCTAACAACTTCCAAATACCGCGATTCAATGAACCAGCTTGTGGGCTCATGTTAGTCATCAAGAATGATTCATATTCAACTTGTTGATCCCATGATTGGTCACCGTCTGGAGCCATGTGGCCTTTGTCGTAACCTGTACCTGCGTAGTCACCTGGAACAGCACCACCTTGGATGCTTTGGTCAGCTACGAAAGCGTTTGAACGAGCTACACAACCTAGTGCGTGACCCGGTGTTAGTGTCCACATAACGAAACGTGGTAGTTTTGCTGGAGCATCATATCCAACTAGATATGCTTCGCGGCAAATTGGTTGTACTGCGCCCTGTACTTGTGGTAAGCCATATGGTGCGTGGACAGCACATTGTTGTACTGTACCCGGAGCACGTTGAGTCCAAGCAAGAGCTTGTGTGCTGGCTAGGGCTGTTAAGGCTAAGAATAAGCCTGCTAATAGTTTTTTCATTATATCTCCTTTAGATATGTTTATCGATTCCGCGGCTTTGAACACCGCCTTTCTTACGTTTTGTACTTAGTTCTTCTATACCGTGACGGATTTGTTCTAGGTTTTGTTCTAAGCCCATCATCATGCCGCCTTTAGCGTCACGACAAATACTTTGCCAAACTAACAGGTCATTTGATTCTGCTCGTTTGGCTAGATCTTGTAGTTGCCCTCTAGCTTGTGCTATACGGCTTTTTAGTTCCATAGGGTTGGCTTTTTGATGTCCGTGAATCAAGGGATTGTTTGGATCATCTGTAGCCGCTATTGGAGCTTCTGTTAGTTGATGTATTCTCATAATGTTATTTACTGTTATAAACTACCGTTTCCGTAGATCCAAACACCGCCGATAGCAGTGATTGTTATACTGACGCTTTTACAAAACAATTCCCTGCTGTGTTATCCACACAAATATAAGTTACCCACATTGTAGGATGACTACAGAGATAAAATGATGTTCCTCCAACAGCGTTGTTACTGGTTGAAAGTCCGTGATTGTACTGCTGAGTGCCGCCAATATTATTATAAACTATAACATTAACTTGTTTACCTGCGGTATAGTTAGTTAATGTTGCTGTTACAGTTGCGGCGTTTGTATGTAGGTGGATAGTTGTGTCTGTTGAAAAGTCGATAGTAAATGCAGTTGTGATTCCAGAAATAATCCTTGGTGTAGTGCTATTTGCTATCAGTGTATTAACTGTAGCAGTAGTTGTGTATCCTAGTCCTAGTACATAGCTTTGTGTAGCATAGTTGGTTAAACTGTTTGCTATCAATGCTGTTACTGTGGCAGTTGTAGTATAAGGACTTAGTGCAGAACTTGTGATAAAGCCTTGACTGTTTACATAAGTTTGTGTAGCATAGTTGGTTAGACTATTTGCTATCAAACTTGTTACTGTGGCAGTTGTAGTATAACCTAATCCTAGTACATAGCTTTGTGTGGCATAACCAGTTAATGCGGAACTGGTGATGTATCCACCATCATTGGCCCAGGATATGTTCACTGTGCCTGTAGAATGGTCAACACGTATGCCTGTACCTGTGGTAATGCTGGTAACGCCGATCGCAGGTGCGCCTGTAATCTGGCTCCATAAGACTGTTGCTGTTGAATTCCACGCTGTGATCTGTCTTGTGCTGTCGCGGAATGTTATGCCGCCAAGTGGATTGCCAACAAAACTTAAACCTGTGGCGGTAATGTCTGCTGTCACAGTCTGTATTGTAGTTGAGTTCAGAGGTGTTAGTTGGAAGCGAACACCTGTGCCAGCAGTTGTATTAGTAAAATCTTGCAGAGCTTGGAAGTTCAAGCGTCCAATACTACTGATATAGCCAGTATCGCCCCAACCTTGTGTACTGATTCGGAATAGTGTGTCATCACTGATTGTGCGTGTAGGTGCTGAGACTGTGCCGCCTGCTTGGCGTCCTGCAATAATAGGATATGTACCTGTACCAAAACTGTCAATGCTTACGCGAGTGCTGGTGCTGTCCAGGCCAGTAATCTGTAACATTGTGTTGTTATAGTTACGAGGTTGTTGAATGCCTGCGGCGTTGCCAATAATGCTTAATGCTGACTGTGTTGATAAGATCGTTGTTGGAGGAATGATTGTAGTCAACCCAGTTCTACCAACTGTAAATGCTGTGCGTCCTGTTGAGTCTGCTACCTTTATAGGGCGGTTAAAGTTAACAAATCCTGTAGCAGTGGTAACACCAATGTTGATGTCACGGTCAGGATTGCTAATATAGATATTGTTGTCACGAAGTGTAAACTGTCCTACATTTAGGCCAGCCGCACCTGCTACCACAAAGTCACCATTAATGGCTGTTAGTCGTAGGTCACTGCCCAGTGTTTCATCTTGTACATAGATGGAGCCAGGGCCTACCCATACTTCTTTCCAACGGCGAGTCGGCGAACCCAAGTTACTGATGTTAGTACCAATAGGTATGATGTTGGTGTTGACTAGAACATCTCCCAAGCCTTGGCTGTTTAGGAAAATGTCCGTACCTGGTCTAGTCTGTATATCCAGTCCAGGTTTTTCTAACGGACGCAATAGAGTAAATGGAGCACCTGGTACAGGCAGTACTTGCCCCAGTATGCTCATGTCTAGGTCAACTACGATATAGTTTGTGAATGTAGTGCCTGTGGAACCTTTACTGATAACTGTGCTGGGAACAATACTTTGTCCTGCTAAGACATCGCCTAAATTTACCACCTGTGTATTGGTGTTTAGGTTGAATACAGCGTAAGGAGCCGCGACACCATTGATAATACCGTACTGGCCTATGGTCAATGTATCAGTGCTGGTAGTAGAGTATGTGACTATATTACTCAGAACATAATTGGTTAGATATGCTTCAATTTGATTCTGCGTGATCAACAAGCCACCGTTAGGGAAACTTATACTTGGTACATGTACTGTAGCGGCATTAGTGCCAGTTGATATTAAAACAAGGTCACCGCCAGGAGTTAATGGCTTGATTGAGTCAACGTTTAATCCTGTGCTGTCCATTGAGGCAACAATGCTATCGGCAGTATCAGTGGGACCAACAAAGAATTTGACATTAGAAGCAGTAGTACCTATGGCAAGGTTGCCCGAGTCTACGTACAGGTAACCATCGTTAGCACCATTGATAACCCACGATGAAGTAGACCAACGACTTGAGTTGATACCCATGTCAATGTAGTGCTTGCCGTCTGTGCCTATATCGTTGGTAACCACATAGTCACCACTTGCCCATGTACTGCTGGAATGGTTTTGGAAGTTGACCTGTGAGTAGGTATCCGAGGCCGCATCTATCTGTAGTAGTGCGTTGCTGAACTGGCCCATTAGGTTTGAGTAGCCAATATTGGCTCCACCGGTAACAGTTAGGGTAGTAACTGTGGTTTTTGTTGCTATCAAATGTTCTACTTGGAATCCAGCATCATCCATCGTGTACCAGTAGTTGTTGTTTAGACTGTAGAGTATGCCTGTGGTCCAAGTACTTGTTCCCAGTACGATACCGCCACCATCAATTTGTGTGTCTTGTGTTGAATTAGATGCTAGATATATTCTATAACCTTCTACTACTACTGGTGTAACTGAAGTCAGTGTGTTGAGTACGTTTAGGTTGTTGACAGTCAAGTTACCAAAAGTAACTGTGGCTGTGGTGTTGAGATTCTGCGGTGTGCTTAACTGTATGTCACGGTTGCCCAAGTCTGTAACAATAACTTGGTTGGCTGTGCCTGTAACAGAGTGTACACCTGTTTCTACCTGTAGATAGTGTGCATCATTGATGAAGGTTGATACATTGGTAACTGTGAATATGTCAGCGGTAATAAAGCCTTGACTGTTAACATACACCTGTGTGGCATAGTTTGTAAGACTATTTGCAATTAACCCAGTGACTGTAGCTGTTGTAGTGTAAGGATATACGATATCGCTGATTGCGTTAGTAACATAACCTTGTGTAGCATAGGTGCTTAGATCCGCTGGTTGGAATGTAAACACACCTGTTGTATGATCATATGACAGAGCGCCGCCACCAGTAGCCGATCCTGTGCCAACGCTCAACATGCTCAATGTGATGCCAGTAGCAGTAGACGCTATGTCTGGACTTGCATCTACCCAGTTGTTGTCGTACCAAACGTATAAACGTCCTGTTACAGGATCAAACCATAGCTGTCCGTCTTGGGGATTTTGCGGAGCACCTTCACTGATGAATGTTATGCTTCCGCCACTTAGGGGAATACCGCCTGGAGTATGTCCGTCTGATATGCGGATTACATTGTCGTCTTGTGAGTAGAATAAATGTCCAACTTCACCTACAAAGGTAAGGACACCTCTTTCTCCTGTAACACGCCCTGATTTGATCTTGTAGAAAGCCATTTAGCAGGCCTCCTTATTGTTTGTGTGCGTCGTACGCTGAAGGAACACCCGCTACCTTCTTCAGTAGTTCTAGTTCTTGTTGTAAAGGACTGGCCATTGTGTCGGCGGCGGTGGCTGAAACAGGTTCTTGGTTAGTTGGTAATAACTTAGCAACTTGTGGCGCTTCATCGGGTGCTGTAACCTGTGCTGGCTGTACAACTGCCACGGATGCTGGAGGAGCAACTGCTGGCTGGCCACCTTCCACGCGATCAATCACGTTGGCAATGTGTCTTAATATTTCGGCGGCTCGCATGGTATCTCCTTAGGCTACTGGTGTAATTGAAATCCAACCATTTGCTCCACCACCTGTAACTTCTACAAATGTGATAGTGCTGGTTGAATCTAGTTTGAAGTGTTCTACAGTACCTGGAGGAATCAACAAGTCTGAATTGTTGTCTGCTGTACCTTCTCCGCCAAAATTGATCACACATGGCTGTCCTGATGTTGCTATTCTTACTTTAAGTGGAGCAACACCTGCGAATGTGGTTGCGTTGTGAGTACCAGTTGTACTTGAAATTTGATATAAGCCTGTTGGGCCTAGTGGTTTTGATAACATGTTTTTCCTTTGTCAGGACCTGTGTTGTTCCTGAAACAATAAAATATGGGCATTAAAATCTGCTGTGAAATCAGCGTCTAACTCTGCACCATCACCTTCGTTTAACTTAAAATCTGCGCCTGTAACTGTACCTTCTACAACATACAAGTACGCTCTAGATATATTTAGCGTAGTTTCTCCACGAATCCATCCAAACTGTTATTGCTGAATGTTCTGCGGCTTTTAATCCAACCTACATCCAGCATGCCCCTAGTGTTAGCAGGGCGTATCCACATGTTATCCTAACCTTCCTTTCATACCATGGTAATCTGTTAGTATCTCTGCAGAACTTAATGCTCTGTTGTACATCCTTAGGGTATTGATACGGCCATCGAGATAACTATCTTGAGGATAATTACTGCGACCAATGTAGTTATAATTACGAGTCACACTGCCTTCTGGGCCGCCTAACTGTTGTGCTACCTGTTGACCATTTATGAATAGTGTCTGAGTCGTGCCCGCCTGCGTTGCCGCCAGTTGAGCCCATTGATTCGGTGGAATTTGTGCTGGACTTTGTAGATTATTGGCATTGGCATAGAAAACAGGATATCCACTGTTGCCAGACGTCACAGCAACAATCACATTGTCTTGGCCAGCACCGTTACCAAAGTCAAACAGTCTACTCCAAGACGCATAACTTCTAACATAAACCCAACCAATGGCTGTAAAGTCTCCGTTGAACATGTTGGCAGGTGCTATCTGTGCGTAGTTCTCGTTTGAAAAATCTACAGATACGCTATCTGATGCGCTAAAATTTCCATATAATGGAGCATCATAGTGATTGTTACTGAGATCAACCCAAGTTTCAAATCCTGGTTGGTAACTGGTAGGATTAGCCGCATCTAACCACAATATTATGCCATTAGTGATTATGGGAATCAGTCCTGATAGTGTGATTCCAGGATTAATGGTTATACCAGGATTGATAGTTAATGTAGCCGCAACCATATTACAGCAATCTCTCTACAGTGATAGCACCATATGTAATGCCAAAATCATTTGGGTTAACTGAGCCCATGAATGTTGCTCTAAATATTCTACCAGTGTCGATACATTGTATACGAACCGTGACATAATCGCCTGGTTGTAGCACAGATGATAATATAACGCTACCACCTGTGTTGTTTACCTGGATTGGTGTTGTACCACTTGAACCGGCTATAGGATTTGCGCTATCATTTGCGGCGAGCCAAGCATCATAACTCCAAATACTGTTATAAAGGGGATTGCCACCGTTTGACGAATAACTCTGTATAGTAGGATGACCGGTTCCAGGATCAAAATAGAATTGATAATCTAAGTTAGCGATTCCACCACTGCTTGGATAAGTTGTTCCCCAAGGACTTTGTGATACTCCTTGTAGTTCAAATGCTGTTAACTGGTTTGTAGCATCTGGGAATTGAATAGAACCAGAATTAAATGTCCAACTACTGCTGTTGCTTGTAAGAACGATTCCGCTGGTATTAACACTTACAGATGCTTGGCTTAGATAGTTCAATGTTATATAACCATAACTGTTTACATTACAGATTATGTCAATACCAGCACCGCCGTTGCCAATCTGTCCTTGACCGTTCGGTAATGTTATTATACCGGGTACTGTTAGGCTGGCATCTGTGCCAAAGCCCCAGGTGTTGCTATTAGATACTAACTGTAGTCCATTAGTTCCACCACTTATTTGTCCAGCGCCACTGGCAGTTATAGGAACTGTTAAAATACCAGTAGTATCAAATGTCCAATTTAATTCAGTACCACCGCCTACCGCTGATCCAAGTTGAATAGGGCCATAAGTGTTACCAATTTGAACTGCTCCAGTTCCAGCATTAGCAGGTAATACGATACCGGCTGTAGCACCTACAACTCCTGCATTACTAATAACAATGCCATTAGTGCTTTGTATAGCACCTGGAACTACTAGATTACCGTCAGTGCCAAATCCCCAAGTGTGTGTTGTAGAGCCGTCACTGCTGTTAATAGTAACAGCACCAGTGCCTGCGGTAGAGTTTATTGTGCCAGGAACTGTTAGAGTACCGTTCTGACCAAATGCGTAGAGTTTCTGTCCACTACTGCCATCGTTGGCGCCAATAACTGGACTTGCTCCGCCTACTGGTAAGTGGAAGTAGTTGGCATCGTCACCGAAGAACAGATCAAATGATTGATCAACCTTGTTGATATGAAAGTGTGTCGGTACACCAGGTGCTTCTAGATTAAAGCCATAATAGACTGTGCCACGGGCTGTGGTCATAACAATGCCATTATCGCCTACGCTAACTTGATTAGAACCGCTGTTGTCCTGTAATATGGCCGCACTGCCTGCTGGTGCTTTGATCACTGTATTGCTACCCATACCTACGGGGGCTGTGATGAAACCACCTAGTGGTAGTGTTAATCCACCGTCGGGTTTGAACTGCCAAGATTGCTGAGATGTATAAACAGTACTGGTTGTGTAGTCATATTCAAAAGTACCATTATAGCCTAGACTAATACCTGCACTGGCCACACTAACATCTGTGGCAACAGTCAGTGTGCCTGCAGATATGGTCAGTGGCAATCCTGTTGTAACTGTAACAGTAGCAGTTATAGCGGCCCAAGTACTCGTAGTTGAGTAGATGCTCAACATGTCGGGAATACCAATGTCACCAAAGGAAACGGGAGTACCATCTGCTGGAACCTGCAAGACATATGGATAATAGTTACTCTCATTACCACTTATAACACCCAGCGCGATCATGCCATTGTGATAACTGGTATTGTTGCCTAGGTCTGTAAAACTATTTTGGAACGCCTCTGCTCCAAGGCCGCCTGGCAATGTTACACTATTAGCAGAAGTTTCAAACCAATACTGCCAACGCTCTGTGCCGTCAGGAGCAAAACTGCCCAGGCTGGTCACTGGTAATCCACTATGACTTGGATCTGATGTAAATCCGCTGACATAGACATTGTCGTGTTCATCTACTACTAGGCTGGTCGCGACATCTATACATCCATTACCTTGGCCGATTTGACGGGCCCATAATAGAGTCAAGTTAGTGTCAATTTTAGCAAGGAATCCTGCGGTAACAGTACTGGTAGTGCTGACTGCTCCACTAACATACAAATGTCCTTGCGAGTCATATATAGCATCACAGACCTCACAGACGCCTTCGCCAATATTGACCGTGAACTCTGCGCCGTTGACATAGTTACCGTTGCTGTTTACTATGCCCACAAAACCAAGGTTGACTCCTTGACTACTTCCGCTGACAGCGATGTTGCCCGAATTAGGATCTATGGCTAGACCGGTATCGATGTCATTAGAACCTGGGTCTGGTAACTGCTTCTGCCACATGACCGAACCTGTGGTAGAATTGATCTTCATCAGGTACATGTTATTAGAACCTGCGTTGTTGTAGACGCCGTTGACTACGAGATTACCATCTGGGCTTATAAGAGCATTGAATCCCACATCGCCGGCATCGGTTAGGTCAGTGGCCCATACTAGGCTACCATCAGTGCCAAGTAGTTTAACCACAGTGGTAGTGGTAGTGGCTAGGTCAACGAGATTGATGTAGATGTTATTGCCGGAGTCCACTGCCAGACCAAAGGTAGTAGGGGCTATAGGACCAGTTATTTTTTGACTCCAAAGTACAGAACCTTCTGGGCTATACTTGACCACCATCGAAGTTTGGGTATTAATGGTGATAGTATTTGTTTGATTAGTGCCAGTGTTGGCATCTGTTAGAGTGGCAATAACATTGCCTGCTTGGTCATGCTGTACATCCTGTACTATGAAAGGACTGTTAGAATTATTAAACTGGCTGGCTAGGAAGTTGCTCCATGCTGTTCTAGCAACGCCCGCTGTAACTGTAGCGGTTGAACCTGCTGAGATAGTACCTGGAATAGACAGTACACCAGTATTGTCAAATGTCCAAAGGTAAGTAGAAGTTGTCGCGGTGTTATAACTTTGTACTCTAACAGAGCCAATGGTACGATCATGGTCCTGGAGACCTTGTACTCCACCTGTGGCATCTGTATTACCCACGAATATGGCCGCGGCTTCTGACGCCGAACCATTATAACCACCGTTAATTAAAGAAGTGTAGTCAACGATCTGCACACCGGCACCACCTAACAGCATTGGCGATCCTAGGCTGACGAAGAAAGTTGTTGTGTACTGACTTACTTCATACTGGCCTGAACCTAGATATGCGCCTTGATAATCGCCTAGGGTATCTCGATCAAATATGATAGAAGTTCCGGGACTGATACCAACACTACCATTAGCCACGGTAAGGTGTGTGGTATCTGAAGTCAATTGATACGGTGTTGGATTAAGGGATTGCCAAATCGCAGGCTGAGGAAGTGTGCCAACATTGATCAAGGTAAAGGCTGTGCCAGTTGAGAAACTTGTAGGATCTCCCACAACAGGTGTCCAATCAAAACTCCAAGTTGTGCCGCCGCTGTTGTTCAATGACACATTGGTCACTGGTACTGTGCCTGTAATAGTGCCCGCACCGCTGATGGTCCAGCCTGTGGTAATGCCTGCGTTTAATATCGTGTCAATACCAGGATATGTGCCTTTAAGTATGGTCACAGCCATGAACGCACCGCCAGTCTGTCCAATATCAAACAACTCGCTGGATACTATGCTGAATGTCGATGTAGTCTGTACTTGCTGTACATAGGATGCTGTGGCCAGATACAGGGTATTGGTCAGAGTGCTGTAGGCTAATGTACCTTTGGCATCACCTGCGGCACCAGTTAGGCCTGCGATTGCACGGAACTGTACTTGAGCCGAGGTAGTCTGTATCGATGAATCTGGGAATGTTAGTACACCATCTTTGCCAAAACTCCAAAGATTTGTCGCATCTGTACCAATCTGTACACCTACGTTTGTTAACGTTGAATCATAGGGTAACTTAACATAGTTGTAATCATCACCAAAGAATAGATCTACAGTGGTAGTGTCATTACGCATGATGTGGAAATGACTTGATTGAGTAGGAACACATTGTTCAGGAGTATTACCAAACAACACTGTACCACGGGCGGTGACTAATGTTATACCATTACCACCATAAGTGTCGCCGGTTATATAGTTCTCGTTAAAATAACTACCAATATCCCAAGATCCATCGTCTCTAAAGAATAAATGATTTCTTGGTACTTGTACATCAAATGTAGTCGTAGTCAATGTAACATTGATTGGGCAACCATTACCTTGTGATGTTAAATCCCAATTTGTGCCAGTAGAACCGCCTCCACCTGATCCACCTGTAGCGTCTGCCCAAGCAACACCACCGTTGGTATTCTTTGTTAATACTTGTCCTACTGTACCTGTGCTACCGTCTACACCTTTGAAGTAGCCTTGTAGTTCTAGACTAGGAATCTTTAGATAGCCATTGTTATCAAAATGCCATTCATATTCTTCTGTGTTGTATAGTGTGTTAATATAAACGCCATCTGCATTAACATAAACATACGAATTCAAATCGTGTGTGGCAATACCTGTATAACTGTCAGTGTCGGCTTTAATGATGCCAGCTGTTGGTACAACAAGATTACCATCTGTTTTGAATATCCAGTTGTTACTACCGTTACTTCTTAATGTATAACCATCTCCACTTGTGTAAAAGCCAGCACCGCTGGCGTCACGCAGATCTAAACTTGTAATAGTAGTATTATTAGATTGGAACTTACCATCATTACCTATGCTGACAGTATAAGTTCCGTTAATTAAAGTACTGGTAGTAGCACTACCAACACCGGTAACTTCACTGCCGTTGACCAACAATGTACCACTGGTATTGATAGTCAGTGTAGAATCATTAATATTAATTACACTACCATCTATGGAGATATCGCCTAAGTATGTACTAGGTGCAGGGATTACTGGAGGATTAGCATCTACCCACTGTCCAGCATATTGTACATAGGTATTGCCATCTTGACTGTTGTACCAAATATTACCGTCAGCAAGATTAGTAGGTGCAGTATCACTTGTGGTTACCGTAATCTCTGGACCGCTTGGTCCTTGTACTCCACTAGGACCTTGAGGACCACTTGGGCCAACTGATCCTAGACTTGCATTAGCAGGAAACCATTCATTGTTGTAGGCAATATATAAATTACCAGAATTCTCATCCCACCATAATGTTCCTGTTATACCAGGAGTTGGTGCCGAAGCCGCTACATCAACAGTAGTAGTATTACCAGTAGCAGTAGTAATCACTGCTGTAATAGGCTCACCATTTACCAATACTGTACCAGATGTATTAATGGTAAATGTTGATCCATTGATGGAGATAACACTACCATCGATTGTAATATCATCAAGGTATGTGCTGGATGCAGGCAATATTGTGGGATTAGTGTCTACCCATTGACCAGCATATTGAATATACAATCTACCATCTGTATTATTAAACCATAAATTACCATCATCTAAATTATTAGGTGCAGTATCATTAGAAATTACTGTGAGCTGTGGGCCACTCGGGCCTTGATCACCAGTAGCCCCACTTAGTCCTGCATCGCCTTGCGGGCCGCTTACTCCACTTGGGCCACGATCACCTGTAGCACCACTTGGTCCACTAGGTCCGTGTAGTCCTCCGAGAACTGATTGTCCTGTACTGTCAACAATGTCACCACCTGCTGGCAAAGTAATAGTGCCGCCATCTATGGTAACATCACCTAAGTATGTACTAGGTGCAGGTACTATTGGGGGGCTAGCATCAACCCACTGTCCAGCATATTTTATGTAGAGTCTTCCTTCTACATCATCAAACCAAAATTGCCCATTAGCACGATCTGCAGGTGCAGTATCAGTAGTAGGTACATAAACTAAACTATTGCCATTACTATCAACAATATCGCTACCGGGCAATCCAAAAGATAATACACTTGAAGAGCTTAGAGTTACTGTTGCAGGACTGTTTATCAACTGCGATGTTGATGTGATAGCACTTTCTGGTCCGCTTGGACCTACTTCACCTTGTATACCTTGCTCACCTTGTGGACCTTGGGGACCAGTTGGACCACGTTCACCTTGGGGACCAGTTTCGCCTGGATTACCTTGTATACCTTGTTCACCTGGATTACCTTGAGGTCCGCTCGGTCCGTCATTACCTCCAGGGCCTTGTGGTCCTGATACACCTTGTGGTCCTGAAATACCCTGGGGACCAGTTGGGCCACGTTCACCTTGCGGTCCTTGTTGACCAGTTATACCTTGGTCGCCTTGTGGACCTACAATCTGTCCGATGTTGTTCCAAAGCCCTGTACTTACATTCCAAAACCATAAATCGCCTGTAGAATTATCAATCCAACCATCTCCAGGATTACCAGGAAAAGGAACTCCAGAGGCTCCGCTAGGACCGATAGGACCTGTTACACTACCTTGTAATGTTACACTAATACCTTGAGCACCAGTATAACCACGAGGGCCTGCAGGACCACTTACACCAGGATCTCCCTGGATACCTGGCTCACCTTGAATGCCTTGTTGGCCTTGTATTCCGCTAGGACCTGAGATACCTTGTGAGCCACTTGGACCCGGATTGCCTTGAATACCTTGTGGACCAATATTACCTTGAGGACCACTTGCTCCAGTTGGTCCAGGATCACCTTGAATACCTGGCTCACCTTGAATGCCCTGTGCACCCGATACACCTTGAGGACCTGAAGGACCGTGTGCACCCTGTGGTCCACTTGGTCCAGATACTCCGTCAGCACCCGATGGTCCAGATACTCCACTTGGTCCAGACGATCCATTAGCACCGTGGGGACCTGATGGACCAGACACTCCTGGAGATCCACTAGGACCGCTGGGTCCACTTACTCCCGGAGACCCACTTGATCCGCTAGGTCCGCTAGGCCCACTTGCTCCGTTACCAGTAACAGTAGCAAAAGTTCCTATCCACTTTTTTCCATCGAAGACATATAATACACCATTTGGTGCAAGGTATGTGTCGCCTGTGACTGGGGCCGGATTATTTGGAAAATTTATTATCATACTTTTAATATTCTGTTACTATCATTAAACAATTATCAGTTGTACCTACTTTGGCACCTGTTCCTAGACTAATACTATACGTATGACTTCCTGTTTCTCCATTGGCTATATAATGCAATGGAGATGTAGAATAATGAGCACCACTACTAAAATAGAAAGTTAATGTATCAACTGTTACACCATCTCTCTTTAAATAAAAAGTTCCATTGCCACCTAATCCACTTTCAGTTGCAGTAATAAAGGCCATGATTTCTACATTACCACCGTTGGCATTATAGATAGCACTCCATGCACCTACATCAGCAGGACCAGTGATTGTAGCTGTGCTAGCAACATGTTGTAGTAATACTGTTTTTGTAATATTGGTTGTCCCCTGTGGACCTGTTGGACCTGGATCACCTGCAGGACCACTAGGACCTGGATCACCTGCAGGACCACTAGGACCACTGGTTTGATCCTGCCATTCTAGAAAAATTGGTTGATCATTGCCTGCAACTAATACTTGTCCAGCAGTAGGAGCCCCTTCAGGGAACACATATCCGGGGAATGTCACTGTACCGTCAGCATTAAATGATACTTGATAAGTTCCTGTTATAATGAATAGTAAAGAATTATCATTATTAAAATAAATTTGACCTAAATTGTTTTGTGATTGAATTCCGCCAGCTGATCCATTATTGGGTATAATAACTAGTCCATTGGTGTTAAATTGGTTAGCATAAACAGTACCGCTGGATAAAATATCCCCAGGTGTTGAAAAACTAGTGTCTGCATTAAAGGTCCAAGTTGCTACCGCATTATCAACGCCATCGCCTGTACTAATTTTTACAGGATACCAACTGTTAATGTCAAAATGTCCACTACCGCCTAGTCCTGGAACTTGATAATTAACCGCTCCTGGTACTGATAAAGTACCATCTGTGCCAAATGTCCACTGTTCGGTATGAGCATTGTCCACACCACTGGTTATGGTAACTGGACCATAAAAGTTGTACAACTGCAAGGGATCTGATGCACCATTGGCAGGTATAGTCATAGCCGATGTATCGCCTTCGATTAGGCTAGAGTTACCGACACTAGCACCACTACTGCTATATAATCCAGTGGCATATACTCCTCCAGGAACTATAAGATTACCACTATTGTCAAGAGAAGCTGTATAGGATCCATTAGTTAATGTGCTTAATATTCCTAGCAGTCCTGTAGGGCCACTCGGACCAGTCGGACCAGTAGGTCCAGGTGCACCCGGAGAACCACCAGCGGCTATCTGATTCCAATAGACTGTAAATGGTCCATTTGTACTAGTAGTTGCAAGTATATTGACAAAAGACCCACCACCAAATGTAACTACATCATAGGGTACATAGGAAGTTGTTGTTGACCATGCACCACGAAAATTAAATCCTTGTCCAGTATTACCTTGAGGACCGCTAGGACCTGATAGTCCAGTGAAAACTGTACCATTTAATGATACAGATCCAGAAGTTGATAGTGCAAATGTATATGTTCCATTTATTAATGACGAAACAACATTATTTCCCCTTGGACTAGCATCAACCCAAAACGTATCATACCAAACATACAATCGACCACTGATGTCGTCATACCAAAGTTCGCCAAGCACAGGATTGTCAGGTGCCACATTACTAACTATCACTGTCGAAGTGCCGCCACTTCCTCCACCAGAACTTGTAACTGAAGCCCAGCTTAAATTACCGCCATCAGTAGTTAAAAACTGCCCTTCGTGCCCAATTTGGCTTGGAAATCCTACGCTACTCGCACCATACAATTCACTAAAGTTTGAATTGATCTTGCTAAAAGCTACTCTAAGACTATCTCCATTGCCGGCATTTGGGCTAGTGCCTGTGTTTATATACTGTATTGTCATCGTTTAATCCTTGGGGGACTCATATACATTGAGGTTCATAAGGTATTTAGTTGTACTTTACCATAATCTATGCTATACTTTAAGTTGTAATATTTGACTCAATAAATAATAAAGAACATGTCAGCAACACTTATCTTAAACGCCGATGCGAGCCCTGTATCAATGTTACCATTGAGCACAATCACTTGGGAAGAAGCAATCAAATACTTAGTTACAGATAAAGCTGTAGTTTTAGAATGGTACGAAGATTGGATAGTACACTCAGCTCGTTGGGAAACACGAGTACCTGCTGTAATGATACTAAAAGAATTCCAAAAGAAGAAAACTGGTGTGCGTTTCAGCAAGCAAAATGTATTCCTGCGTGATGAATACATTTGCCAATACTGCGGTGATTTAACCAATCGCCGTACTGCTACACTAGACCATGTATTGCCTATCAGTCACGGTGGTAAAAGTGTATGGGAAAACTGCACTACAGCCTGCGCTGACTGTAATTCTAGCAAGGGCAACAACAAGAAGATTGTGCCAAAGGCCAAGCCCTACAAGCCAAACTACTTTCAGTTGGCTGATAAGCGTAAAAAGATGTTATGGGATTTCCAACATCCAAGCTGGGCAAACTACCTGGGTTAATGAATCATTTCTCTCTGTAAACGATCCGACCTTTGGACAAGTCGTAGGGTGACATTTCTACCCGGACACGGTCTCCAGCTAAGATTTGTATTTTATGTTGGCGCATCTTGCCACTGATGTGCCCAAGGACTGTTGATCCTTGTTCTAGTTTAATGCGGAACATTGCGTTCGGCAATACTTCTTGTATGACTCCCTCTGTGGAAATCTGATCTTCTTTAGACACTTTGGTTATTATCTCCTTTTAATGTGTTTAATACCATATCTTTAGCTCGTCTATTGAGCTCTGCTTCTTCTGCTTCTATCATCTTAAATGACATTAATTTCATATATTCCATTAGAGCTTTCTCACCTTCGCCTGTAAGATGACAATACTGTGCTCCAATTGAACTACGGTAATAGAACTTACGATTGCGTAGGATTTCCATTACACCTCCGTAGGTTAGATCTTTAACTGCTTCTTTATTCATTTTAGATTTTTTCACCTGCCGTAAAACCACGGAATCGAAGGAATCGCGGAAATCGTAAGGAGTAAATGTCTTCACTATCTTGGCTCCTAGTCGCCGCATCCGCCCGGATCTCGATAATCTGTCCTGGTAGTGAATCTTTACTAGCCCAAAACTCTGCACGATCGGCGTCAGTAAAGCCACTGCCAACATTAACACGAATTTGTTTCCCATCGTCCTCACCTTCGCAGATAAGTGCACCCAATTTACCTTCATTGCGTCCTGTTCCTTCTTCTATGCCTACAACTGTGAGACTTACTTCAATAAATGGTTTCATCTTAAGCCAACTGTGACTGCGTTTGCATTCATATTTGGCATCTAGGTCCTTTATAAGGATACCTTCAAAGCCTGCGGCAATGGCATCTTTGTTGTACTGTTTGAATTGTAGTTCGCCTACATACTCATCTAAGTTTACTTCAGTTTGGGGAATGACATCAATGCTACCAATCTTGTCAAATGTGGCTGTCATTGACTTCAATAAGTTACTGCGTCGGCGTTGTCCCAATGTACTAACACCTGTTTGAAACTCTGACAATGGCAAAATATCAAACAACATAAGTCTAGCATCTTCACTTTGGACATCACTCTTACGATGTACCTGCTTCATTAGTTCTTGGAATGATGAACTAACCATCTCACCATCTAGGACCATACTGCGTTCGAACAATTCAATGTTAGCTTCAATTGCACTGGTAATATGTCCAAAGTTCTCTAACAACTTGCCATTGCGACTGTACATTTGAGCAGTCTTGTTAGCGGCATTGATAACAGTAATAACACGAACACCGTCGAGTTTGGGTTCAAGTAATTTCTTGCCTGTAATCTTCTTTTCGTGATTAGCACCATCGTGTGCCAACATACATTCAAACACAGGAATACTAGGTATATTTGGAAAGTCTTTTAGGACTTTGTTGATTGTCTTTTCACTAACACCACAGCGTAGATCTTTGATCAATATTCTACGATACCAATCGTTCCATTGTGATGCTGTACTTGCAGATAAAGCCAGTTCAATAGCATCACGAGCATCATGCCCTGTGAGCTCACGCATGGCCAATGCACGAACTAATTCCTTAAATGCTTCCCAGGGCAAGCCTTGTCCATCTGGTCCACTGAGAGTAGGAATCTTTTTAACACCAAAAGTGATCATAGGATCTAGTGCCATTCTAAAGCCTTCAAACAATTCTGTGTTTTCAAACTTAGCTTCTGCGGCAATGATACCTTCTTTATCAAGACGACTAGCGTGGTCTTCTAGAATTCGGATTATGCTAGGGCAATTGGACATATAGTATGTACTTTCTACAATTTGTTGCTGATAACAATATTGTACAGGGAATTGCACCAAAAGTCAAGCATTATTTTTACCAGTTATATACTAAAACTGGACCCACAACCACAGGTTGTTGTAGCATTTGGATTAGATATTACAAAACTATTGCCTGTGAGATCTTCTTTATAGTTTATAGTAGCACCCATTAGATACTGCATACTCACTGAATCTACCAAAAGAGTCACTGTGCCTTTTTGGATAACAAAATCATCGTCATTGGCTATTTCATCAAAAGTGAATCCATATTGAAAACCTGAGCAACCACCACCTTGAACAAAAGTTCTAAGTTTGAGATTTGGATTGCCTTCTTCTGCCACAAGGTCGGCAATCTTTGCAACAGCTGAGTCAGTTAATTCAAGTTGGTGCATATTTTGATCTATAGTCTGTGATTGCGGCTTTGATGCAATCTTCCGCGAGAATTGAGCAGTGGATTTTGACTGGGGGAAGAGCCAACTCTTGAGCAATGTCAGAATTTTTAATTGACTCAGCTTCTGCCAAAGTCCTGCCTTTAACCCATTCTGTGATGAGCGAGGAGCTAGCGATTGCAGATCCGCATCCATATGTCTTGAAACGAGCATCTCTAATAATACCATCTCCATCTACCTTTATTTGTAATCGCATTACATCCCCACAAGCCGGTGCACCTACCATACCTGTACCAACGCCTTCTTCATCTTTAGCAAAACTTCCTACATTGCGAGGATTTTCATAATGGTCAATAACTTTATCTGAGTAGGCCATATATCTTATACCCTAAAACTTTCGCCACAACCGCAACGATCACGCTCATTGGGATTGTGGAACTCAAAACCTTCGTTGAGTCCCTGTCGTACATAATCAATTTCTAAACCATTGAGATAAGGATAGTCTCGTCCCATGACAAATATCCTGGCATCACCACCGGCATAGAACATAGAATAATCTTCAACTCCGGCTTTGGGCCATTCGTCTATATACTCCATGACATAACCTAATCCACTACAGCCCGTGGTCTTGGTGGCAATTTTTACACCTACGCCGTGCCCTCTTTTTTCTAATTGTTCTTGGAATTTTTGTTTGGCTTTTTCAGTTATGGTAAGAAGCATAGGTTTTTAACTGTAGTCTTTAACATGACCGCCGTGGACTTCACTCTTGGCTTTACGACCTTTAAGTTTGTGTCCTGTACCTTTTACACCTCGACTGCCTGTACCGTCTGTATGATCAGTATCGTGTTTTAATAAACCGTGACCGACACATTGTGCGTAACGGACATTGCTTAATCGACTATGACCAACAGAGCATTGGCTAGCAGTAGGTACTGGTAATTTCTTTTCGGCAAGTAATAATTCTATGATACGCATCGATTATTTATTTGAATAGTATCAATGACATCAGGAATGCCTGAGCCGCAAATCCCATGCTGATTGTAGCCAAATATAACTTGTTGTTGTCAATAAGGCTACGAAAGAACATAGTAATCAGTGCCGCCCAAACAAAAATCATTAGATCCAAGGGAGGTAACTTGTCATTCTGTCCCCATAGTACAGCCAACAGTGTGGGTATGGGTGCTAGATGTAGTAGAACAATGCCAATCCATCCCAATGTGTGACTGGATAGATTACCTAAATGATCTTTGAGCCATTGTACTAATAAATGAGGGGTTTCTTTGACTAATTCCATTACTTGAGTTTTCATGTGTGTCTTTCTTTAACGATAAAAAATATGATGACCAATTTGTATGATCTTTTGTTTATTCCATCCGGGATTTATATTGTCAGCATGATAATACAGCGCATCCTTAAGGCTGGGCAACCGGAATCCTTCCAGTAATACTTTCTTAGCGGCATCCATGCTTTGGCCAAAGGCCGCAGAGTTAAGTGGGCGTACTCCCGTATCTCGATCACAGGCCCATGAGAATTGGCAGACTACCTTTTCGTAGAATACATTTTTTTGGTAAATGGTTTGGCAGATATCACCGGGGAACCGTCCACTGGCTGTGCGATTTAGAGTAACCTGTGCTACGGCAATCTTCCCCTCAAAGGGTTCTGATCCTGCTTCATAATAAATGTTTTTGGCCAAACATCCTAGTTGGCGCTCGCGGACTTCTGCGGTAATATCACTGGCTTCGATAGGCTCAACTCCTGCCATTTTATGGGCAACAGTCCAATTTAATAAACTCAGTGAAAAGGCTAGACCGATGATCATCAATATAATTTTTACTATTGAGTTGAACTTCTTGACGAGTTCTGGATCCAGGGCTACCTCAGTATCGTGTAAATCAGTCATTGTATGACCTCCTTTTTCGTATATGGGTAAGATAGTTAGTGCAAGAACAGTAATATTATACTGAAATTGAATATTAAGCAACGATTTTGACAGTTTTTAGCCGTTACCGCCTGAATCATTTACACTAGAGTACAGATTTGCCAAAGTTAACGATGTTTGAACCTGTCCTGATGAATTGAATCCTGCGAAACAATCCGTTTGGCTTCCATTGGGTAACGATGTTTCTAATTGAGTATACCTATTACTGATTTCATCGTAGTAATTAAAACAATAACTTAGATCTATTTGTGTGGTGTATATTCTTTCATCATCAAAGTATAGACTATATAACGAATTCAATGATATACCTAAATTACCGTATCCATCATCAACAATGGTGCAGATAGCTCCTTGACTTGCCCCCAACCCAAATGTTGATCCTATTAAAAATGATCCGCCAATTCCCCAATCTCCAGATTGCACAAGATAATCAGCAGTAGAATAATATGTATAAGCTCCTTGAGTTAGGGGAATTCTATAAACTTCTACCCACTGTGCAAATGTAGATCCAGATTGACCTAGCTCTGAAATATCTGGCGAAGTTTGACCATGATCAGTATCCAATGAAGGAACACTACCAATTCCTATTGTAATGCATTTTTGTCCGCCAATGATATCATAGCTCAAACCTAACACAGCGTTGTAACTGGCCAGTGAACTTATCCAACTTCCGAGATGGTGTAACGGAGAAATATCAACTGTTACATCAAATGATACTGCGGCCGTTGCGGCACCAACTGCGACTGTGGCCAAAGTTGTAACATCACTGTTGCTTAACCCAGAAGGATCGAAACCAATACAAAATTGATCAGTTGTGGAGATTATTGTTCCAGCAGGAATTGGATTATAATTTTGATCTAATATAGAAAAGCCTGAAGTATTGCTGAGAGTCACAGTATAACTAGACGCATTAATACCGACTGCATTAACAGTAAAAAATCCTGTATAGATTGGTGCATTTTCGGTAACGGTTGCAGATGGTGCTGTAGAAGGTACTAACTCTAAACTAGTACCTACTAATATATTTGTAGGAAACACTCCATTACCTATACTAGAATCTATAATTAAATTTCCTGTAAATGCTCCTGCCTGAGTTCCGGAATAACTTATGGTAAAAGGTGCGGTAGCATTGTTAGGCAGATGAATCGACGGCGGAGTCACTGTACCTCGGTTGTAGCCCGATAAACTTAAATTTATATCTACAGTATGGCCAGTTTGATTGCCCACAACCATAACTGTGGAACTACTACCATTGACTGGAAATTCGAATGTAGGAATAGGCAAGGGTGTTAAACTGCCTCCAGATGTTATCACAGGTACTGGAACTGGTGATTGTATGCCACCTGATAGATTATTACTGTAGGTTGTGGCCAATAAGCCTTGTATCAAAAGATTGTTGACGACATTTGTACTGGTAAAGTCAATTCCGATAGTCAGCTTAGGTCCTACAATTTCAGCACCAATTGTTACATAATTAGATCCTGAATTTACTGTAGCATTGAAAGGATTAGCCAATACAAAATTTGTGTAACCATAGCTTAGGCCATTGAGCCAATTTATAAGATAAAGCCAGTCATCGTTTAAATCAACTCCAGTGGCTGAAAATTGAGGTTTTATAATTCCCCCAAGATTAAAGAAATAATGTACTTGATCTACACCAGCCCAGTTGTAGGTAATCGCATAATGCCAATCATTGGACCAAACAGCACCACTGTTGTAAAGTGTGTTAAGAGTGCTGATTGTGAGTTGATTGGCCGCTACTGTGGAGGTATTGACAATCAACGTTTGTATGATAGATTCTAAATTATTAACATCATGAGCTCGAATCACTGTACTTGTTGTAGCTCGGACTATGTTAGTTGCAGTATAACCGTTTTGATGTATGTAACAGGCCTGCACATCATCGTACAGTGAAGCCCACTCATTTTGAGTAATCGGGCCACGTGGTGATTGTAGGGTACTGGTCATTGAATAACCATAATATCCCGAAGCTAAAATAGTTAAATCAGCGACCAATGAATTGTAGTCTCTAAGCTGAGGTTTGGCCCCAGAGGCCACTGTTAGAAGATTAACGCTTGTAGGTAGTGGCGTAGGTGTCGGGGTAGGTGTGGCTCCTCGATTAACCACTCGACGCGGTGTTGGTGTTGGTAATAGTGCATTATACAATCCAATTCCATTGGGTACTCCTAATCCTACTACAGGATCCCATCCTGAGGTAGCCAAATATCCGTCCGCAATGTCAGTAGCATTGTTCCCAGACGTGATATCATAGAATGTACTGGCATTGTAGTTGCTGTAAAAGAATTTGTTCCAATCAGCACTACTTTGACGTTTGCCAGTGGCTTCTATCAATCTAACCATTATGCCTGCCATCACAGGAGTTGCCGCACTGGTACCACCAAAATAGGCTAGCCCCCCTCCTTTGTATAACACATAGGCATTCATGGCAAGACTGATGTCAGGGGTGCCTCTATTGGTCAATACTGTAGGTGATCCGGCACCTGTTGAAGTGTTGTAGGGTGTATATGTCAACCCTGCTTGCCAACTAGGTGCCGAAAACAGTGAGCTGATACCCCCACCACCCGACCATCCAGTGTCGCTAGAAAATTCAGGATCGTTAGATTCAACTGTTTCTGTGAGTCGTTGATTATTTGTATCTAATGTTAGATGAGTCCCTCCCACAGCTATAACCAATGGACTGCTGGCTGGGTACTGCGGGTACTCATTGGTGTCAGTACTATAAGCGGCGCTACCATAGTCCCCAGTACAGGCCAACACGGGTATTCTAGCCAAAGCGGCAGCGGCCAGGCTACTAGCACAGAAATCGCCATATACACTGTCATCGTAGCCCCAACTTATGGTTATAACATCTACATGATCCGCCACAGCCTGGGCTATACAGTTATCCAAACTAGTTCTACCCGCTCCAATGTAGATATTGATTGAGGCTCCGGGAACCATGGTGCCGACACAGTAGATATCAGCAGTATTCTCAAAATCATAACTGTGGTCGACTCCGAAGGTACCCGTGGCCCCATCTATCAATGTAACATTAACTGTAGGAGCCACAGCGTCTGCAGGCAGTAGCCCAGCGGTCTTCAAGTCAGCAAATGAACGAGCAAGGTCAGACTGCCTAAACCCCCCGCCTAGGCTGATAATACCCACTGTGAGTCCTGCTCCCTGTGTAGCCGTGGGCAAAGGAACATTGCAGGCCAGGCCTACTTGAGGTGGAGTAAGAAATCCAGATTGGGGTAGCGATGTAGGTGTAATTGGCATATATGTAGGTAAGGCTTTGAAGTGTGGAGTATCAGTTTATGATATTTACCTAATAAAAAAATCAGCCAGGGTAGTTTAGGTACAGTAAATACAGTTATATACACATATAATACCAGATATGAACATCAACACCAGCAATAACAAAACTCAGAAATTCAAACACTCAGGCGCCCTAGGTGATCTGATCTACTCTCTGCCTGTAGTCAAGCATTTCGGGGGTGGGGAGTTTTACCTACATCTAAATCAAATGGCCTGGATAGGTCAGCACTACTATGGTAGCCTACCCGATCCATTTCACAAAGACCGCATGACCCTACAGGACTACAATTACATGCAGAGCTTTATGCAGGCCCAGAGCTACATCACCCAATTTGACACCCTAACACCAGACAGGGAGATAACCCATAATCTGGACAAGTTCCGACCCCTCTTTGTGGGCCATCCTACTAATTACATAGATCTCTACGCCCAAGTGTTTGGCATCGCAGAATGCCTCAGTGATCAGCCCTGGCTCACGGCTCCCGACCCAAAACCCATCTCAGGCCGACCTATTGTGATCAACAGAACAGAACGTTGGATACCACCCACCCCCAACCCCCAGTGGGGTCAGTGGCGAGCCCAGGGTTGGGCAGATCAAGCGGTGTTTGTGGGCCTCAGGCACGAATACCAAAAGTTCCAAGCTGACACAGGTTGGACGAGCCTACCCTGGGTAGAAACACCCACCATGTTGGATCTAGCCAATGTCATAGCCGGAGCATCGATGTTTATAGGCAACCAAAGTTCAGCCCTGGCCCTGGCCATTGGTCTGGGTGTAGCTGACATACGCTGTGAAGCCCGAACCGATATGCCCTTGGAGCGTAATGAGTGCTACTTCCCCCGCATGACCAATGTTGTGTATTTCTAACACAGATATACTCACACGCTTGACAGCCCTGGTAAAACCACGTATACTATACACACACACAGACATATACACACATAATATATAGCACAGAGGAAAAAAATATACACATATATGGCTAAACAACAAAGACTGGGAATAATACAAAGCCGTGGGCTGGGCGACATAGTAATAGCCATACCCATAGCGGGTCACTATCACAGCCAAGGTTGGGAAGTATACTGGCCCATTGATCAGCAGTTCCTACCGCATGTACAACATCATGCGCCCTGGGTACATTGGATACCCATTCCTGTAGACCCCCAGGGACGCTACTTCTATGACGTACCCCTACAAAGACTGAAAAACTTCCGTTGTGATGAGATTATACCCTTGTATCAGCACCTAACCGGACATCCATTCTCCGAAGAAAAGTACTTTCAGTACACCAGCTTTGATCAATACAAGTATATACGAGCAGGAGTACCCTTTCTGGACAAATGGCGCTTAGACGAATATATTACCAGAGATCTCACAGAAGAAGCCCGTGTATTTGACAGCCTAGTCACACAAGCAGACTACTGTGTGGTACACCTAGAAGGCAGTGATCACACCGCAGAATTCGATCCCACGATCATACCCGAAACGTGGCAGACTATATACATCCGTCCGGGTGTTACCCCATCAATATTCAACTACAGACAAGTCTTAGAATCTGCACAGAGCATAGTGTGTGTGGACAGTTGTATAGCCAATATGGTAGATCAACTGAAAATTGACAATGATCTGTACTTTATAGCTAGATCACACATAGGATTGACTCCAGTGTTGAACTCACCCTGGCAGTGGTTATAATAAAAAAAAATATAAGGTTGACAACCTGGTAAAACCTCAGTATAATAGTTTTTTTGTACAGAGATATTCCGTATACACACATACACACACATACACACATACACACAAAGGTAATTTTTATATATGTACTACACTATTAAAGATCTCAACAAACTCAGCCCTAGTCTAGCTAAAAAGATTGCCCAAGAGCAGGGCACTCAACGTCAATG